ATCTAATACTTGTTCTTGAGCACACATTATTTCAATTGTTACAGCAACAGCTAAATCCATGCTGAGCCAATTTTGATAATTTTCAGAGGCAAATTTAGTCCAACACCATTCCCAATTTTTAACAACAAATTCTAATACTTTAAAGAATTCATAAGTGTATTGGCTTTTTTTAAAATAATATAATGCACAATATGGACTGGTAAGATTATTGCTTATAAATGCTCGACGATGTATTGTATCAACTACAGTTTCCATTTTATAATTTTGAATACTATTACAAAATTTAATATCATAATTGCTACAATAGTTCCACCAACTAGTAATGTCTTCTAACACTAGCATATCGGTATCTAGTACAATAGTTTCATCGTAGGGAGTTGCATAATATACCTTCCAGCGATTTTCTGTTCTGTATTTAGATAAAGTTGTATCAGACCCGAACGGTATAGGAATAATTTTATCAAATGCATGTATATATTCTTTAGGAACATTGTCATCGGTAACTAATGAAACATTGGTTGTAATCCGCTGAGTTGATTTAATACTTAGTGCTAATGCATAGGCTTGACGTATATAATCTACATCGTCAGTATTTTGTGCTAATAAAAGAAATCCTTTAGACACCCGAACCCCCATCGATAAAACGACTTAAACTAAATTTGTTCATAACATGTACATCCAATCCTTGTGTCTTAGCAACTATATATTCGCCTTGATAATCTTTTTTTTCTAATAAAAAATGCATAACATCATCTTGCATGTCAACAAGTATATCTTTATCTTTTGTATAGATCATACTTCCCGGTAGTTCTATAGCAAATTTTCCGTCTGTGTTGCCATTCATTATATGAATAGCTATACTGAAAGCAAAATCGTTTCGATATAAAGAAGTATCTATATTGTATAACACTCTAAAATAATTCCAATTAGATTTAATATAAGCCACTATATCAAAAAAACTTTGCATTGATTGATTTTTTTCAAAGATAAATGCAGTTGCCCAATAAAACGGAATACTATAAGGATTTATTCTTTCAAATTCAGTAGTCGATCTCCAACTAGCTAGATCCATACTCGATGAGTAAATTTGTAAACCATAATCTAATTGAAATGCTGGTGCTAACACACTACTGTTTATGATATAATCACTATCTATGACCAATGTGCGATCATACGGTGTAAGATCATATGCTTGATTTCTAGCATAGTTCCTCCAATCAAGATCTTTAGAACTTAAAGAGCCGTCATTAAATCGCCTACGCTGTACTATAGGAGTATAGTCAACTTCAATTATTTGATCAAACGGATGTGTTGGATAATTACTTTCTAACCATGTACGACCATCTGTAACAATACTTACAGGTAAATTCAAATATTTTTGAGCTTGTTTGGCAGAAAACACTGCTAGTTTAATGTAGTCAACTTCTGAATTATTTTGAGCAAAAATTAAAATTCCAGAGCTCATAGATCAACAATATCTGCAATTTTTCGCTTAGTTTTAATTTCATTAAAACGTATAGCGTAAGTGTTAGTAGCTGAAACGTACACATCAACTATGTCTTTTAGAAAAACATTTAAATCTTCTATTAGCACAGGAAAATTATTACTGTCTACTAGGACAATATCTGTTGTATTTCCTAAATCGATTAATGTTTTAATAAAACTTATAAGATCAGTGCTAATTTGAAATGTTGCACCATTAATATAATGTATCAATTGTTGATTATATTCTTCTAAAATTATGCGTTTTTGATTTGATAGTGTGGCCATGAAGTTAGCCACACCAAATGCTTTTTCTATTCTTTCATCCATAACAAACTCCGTAGTGTACAATAATACAGTACAGTAGTTAGCTTGTCAATGATTTAGGTTATATAGAACCTGATTATCCTATTGTAGGATTAGCACTATTAATTGAAGGAGGAGTTACAGACACATATGATCCAGATGCATAATATCCTTTGACAAGGCTAGTCAAAGTACCTTCTACATTCCAATCAGTGGAATAAGGATTTCCAGAATGGGCTGTTGATAGATCTTGAAATTGTATACTAAATGTCAATACCGCACCAGTACCATCGACATAAGCATAAATGTCATATTGGTTTGGCGTATATGTCGAACTACTTGTAACTTTTCTATAGATATTTTGACTGCTAGTAGTTAATTGATAATATCCTACATTAGACAAAATTGTCTGGCCGGTTCCGTTTCCACTATTGGTAGTACTATTGTAGCCAAACGTAGTAGTTCCCATGTTACTTAATAACATGTTCCAGTCACTATTTTTTGTATAGCTGCCGTCTGCAGTGCCGTATCCTGGATATCCTGGATAATTTATTAAACTAGCTTGGAATGTGATATATCCGCCGGCATTAAAATAGTATCTAGCATGATTTGCATCAGAGAATGTCATTACAACTGTATGAGTAATTGTTCCATTCCATGCTGTAGTTCTAGTACCAGTCGAAAATGTAACTGCCGATGCTTGTGGACTTGGCGGAATTGCCAATTTATTAGATGTGCAGGCATTACTAAGAGCCAGATATAATGCATAATCGCTAGCTGTAACTTTATTTGATCTAGTAGGAACAGATGGTATTGTCAAAGACCCTGGAGATCCTTGATGTGTATATGCGTTAATTAAATCTTGTCGTAAATTACTCCATTGAGTAGTAGTAATCGTAGGATTTCCAATAATTTGTGAACTGTTAAGAGCAGGTGTTGTTGAGCTAGTTAACCCATACCCAGATGTGCCAGAACCAACACCTAGCACAGATGCGATTGCTGATTGAATAATATTATAATCAGTTGCATAAATTTTTGATCCCTGACTTGCCATCTTTTAACCTTTTAAACTTTATTGAACTTTATTTAGTTTTACAAAATTACACATTCTACTAAAGTGATATCTGTACTTGTGCAATCTGCAAGAGCTACAGCAAAGCAAATTGGCTGATTATCGTCAGGACTAAACATGACATTTATACTAGCTGCCAAGCCGTCGCCATATGGAGCCATCGTATCTCCTTTTGAGCATCCGCCAATTACTTTAACTGGAACGCGGCCTTTTAACGCAACATACACGCCATTTTTTAAACTTTCATTCATTTTAAAAGCAGGGTTAGTACTAATTGCACCAATTGCTTTATCACCATATGTAGCTGTACAAATTTCTGCAGGACCGCCTATTTTTACAACAGTACCTTCATCTAAAGTTGTGTTTGGAGGAGGAAGATATTTTTCTGCTAAATCGGCATAATTGGCACTTGTTGCTGTTCCATAGAATGTATTAGCATATATATTTTGATTGCTATCTCTAGCAACAATACTAGTTGCTGAACTTGCTGTAGTTGCACTTACAAACTGTCCGCCTAAATTTAAATAATTTGCATTTGTAGCAGTACCTACAAAATTAGTAGCATAAACATTATTCCATACCAAGCTAGAACTTCCTAAATTACTAGTTAAAGTTGCACCTGGAAGTACATCGGTACCCTTTAACGTCATTGGAGTTTTTGTAATCGATGATACAGATGTTTGGAAAATAATTGTATCATTATAAATGTTTTGAATAGTTGGATAGCTAGTATTCGAATTATTAAATACCTGTAATTTAACTGGACTACCTACTGTATATCCTACATCAGCAAAATTTACAGTTTGTGAAAATGTTGCATTACCAGCTTGTAAAAAATTAGAAGCAGGTATACCACCTAAACGATCTGAGTTTGTTGCTGTGCCCCAAAATCTGTAGTTAACATTATTTTCTGTAACACCGTTATCGGCATTTTTTGTATAAGCTAGTGTAACACCTTGTTGAATCTTATCAAATCCTGTAATAGCATTAACCGAAGGGTCTAATGTAAATGCTCCATCTGAACTAATAATAAAAACTACATTTCCATTATTAACAGCTTGTATAACAGCGTGGTTTGCTCCGTTTTCTAAATCTTTAACACTGATAGATTGCATCTGTGTTAAACCTTGGCCAGCAACACCCTGTGGTCCAATTAGTTGGAATGTTGACCCAGTATACGCAAACAACTGATTAGTTGCTGTATCAAACCAGAAATCGCCTTGAGTTAATCCGCTCGGCTGTACTGATCCTACTTCGGCACCGCCGGTTGTTCTAAATTTACTGCCATCCCAGAATTTTAATTTACTATTTCCACTATCAAACCAAATTTGACCTTTTAGCGGGTTAGGCGGTTGTGTTGTATTTGCAAAATTTTCTAGTAGCCATACAAAATTATCGTTTTGTGACTGTCCGTATCCAGCATAATTCTTACCAATTAAGGTAAGATCCGTAGACGTATCAACAGTACCGTCTGCAACTGTAGTTAATAGTGTACCATTGTAGTGATTAATCGTATATGACATCTCGCTCGTTCCTTATTCCTAGTATTTATGCTATTTTAACTTATAAATTAGTTTGATAAGTCCAAACTCCGCCCAATAGTTGGTACTGTTTTATAGTACTATCGCTACATTGTATTCTAAGTATTGTGCCGTTTTGGTGCTCTGATACTGGAAAAATCTTATTAATTAAATTTGTAGCAATTTGCGCTGTAGTTAACCCTGTTGTAGTCAAACTTAACCCTAAATTTATACTAGATACTGCTGTATCTACATAGCTTTTGTTAGATGCATCGGTGGCGTTGGAAGGTGTTGATACATTTGTAATCCTAGTACTACCAACATCGACAGTGCCAGATCCCTTAGCAACCAAATATATTGTACCATTAGCTGATCCAGAGTTTACATACGATACTGTACTATTTGCAATATTTAAATACGCGGCTTGCAGTCCTGTTAATGCTCCAATACTAGTTAGCCCAGGAGCCGATGTAATGCCAGTGCCCAGTGCTGTTGTACTCAATACGCTAGTGCCATTAATATAATATCCGGCACCGCCATTGGAAGTAGAAATATTAACGAAATCCGATAAATTCCAATAACCGCTATTTGCTGTAGAACTTGAACTAGCAGTAGCTGCCCAATCTATAAATTTAGTAGTTGTGCCAGATAATGTTATTCCACCGCCGCTAGCTGTGATATCTGTCGGTACCGATGTAGCACCAAGTGTAATATTTTTATCAGCAATATTAATTGTAGTACTATTAATAGTTTCAGTGTTACCTTGAACTGTTAAATTACCTCTAATTACGGTATTTCCATTAACGTCTAATGTTGCAGTTGGGCTTGATGTATAAATTCCCACAAATTGATTTTGTGCATTTATATATAAACTATTTTGTAATGTACCACCAGTTTGTAAATTAATACCAAAATTTAAATTTGTAGTATTAGAGTTAATCTGGAAAGTATTACTATTATTGTCAATATTAAATTTAATATTAGATCCGGTACCTAGTATCAAAGGTGTGTTATTTTGAATACTAATTTGTCCAGATGTAGTGGAATTTGATATTGTTGATAGGAAACTAGAAGCTGTTTTTAAACTTCCATCAGCTGCTAGTAGCGATTGTGCCTGTGTTGCCACAGCATTAAACAATACTCCCGGATATGTTCCAGTATTAAAACCAATATTAACAGTATTACTAGATGCTGTCATTGTAGTCGATGCTACAGTTGACGCATTACTTAGTGTATAAGTACCTGTACTACCTGTACTGCCCGTAAGCTGACTAGTAATTGTAGTTCCTGGAACTACTCCAATACCTGAAATAGTCTGTCCTACACTTAAACTACCGTTAGATATTGCCGTAACCGTTAAAATATTTCCAGATTGGCTAGCTGTAATTTGTGCAGAACTTGTAAATCCTGGAATAGCTGTTGCCGGAGTAAATGTATCTTTACTAAAAATTCCAATAATAGTACGAGCAACATATAAAACTACAACTGTATGGGTTACACCGGCAATATCAATAACATCCTCTACTACAAATCCGCTAGTTCCTTGAGTAGTAGTATATGCAGGACCTGTTAAAATAGTGTTCAATCCGTCATTAAAATATAACTGGCCTGTTGAATTATTAATCCACAAATCACCACTGCTGATACTACTAGGTACTACCGATGATACAATTGTTCCGCTAGTTGTAGTAAAATTATTTCCGTTATATACTTTTAAACGATTTTCATTTGTGTCGTACCATAGTTGCCCAATTAATGGATAGTTCGGCTGACTAGTGCTGGCAAAATTTTCTAATAACCAAACAAAATTATCATTAAAAAATGCACCGTAACTAGTAGTATTTTTACCGATTAAAGTTAAATCAGTAGATGTTTGGTTAACAGTTCCATCATTAATAGTTGTTAACGTATTTCCATTGGTAAGTTTGATAGTATAGCTCATTATATAGCACCAGTAAAGATTATGTAATTGATAGTTTGATAAGGATTCATTACATTAACAGCTACACCGGTTGCACCAGTTACTCCACCACTGTTAGGAAGTCCTTCACCAGTACTACCGGCTGTAATACCATAACCACTAACAGCTTGTCCATCTGCAGCACTGCCTGGAGGACTCGATGCATAGTATTGAATACCGGCATTACTTTGTAAAGTATGAGTATGCTGTGGTAAATTCGTAGATGCTAATGTTACAAACCCAGTTGCACTAGTATTTCCCGCACCAACGCTAGTAGCCGATACATCATTTACACGGTGAGCTGCTGTACTAGGATTTCCATTTAAATCAGTTGTTGTTGTAATAGATGTTCCTCCAGTTTTACTAGGAACCGTATTATAATTATTCATGTTATCTGCACCTAACGGAAAACGCCCACGTAGGTCAGGTAATGCAAATGTGCCTTGTCCTAGCAAATAACTTGGATTTTTATAAGAATATCCAATAACACTGTACAATTGAGAATATGTAGAGATTAGTATCTCCGATCCGTCGCATAATAAATATCCAGATGGTATAGAAATTCCTGCAAATGGCAGTATTGTTCCAATTGGAATTACAGCCAAATGATTATGCAATACAGATTTCGCCATGCTTACTAGACCTACCCCTGGTCTATAAACTAATAGTGTATCAGTTGTATAAGAATCAGTTGCTGCTGGTTTATTAGCAATAAAATTAGGATCTAATGTTGTTGTAAAGACAGCTGTTCCTGTGCTCGATTGTCCATTAAAACTAACAGAATTACTTGAAACATCTCCCGTCAAACTAAAAACTGTTGGGCTAGTTAAAAAAGCTGCAGAACCGCTAGCACTTCCTTCTAAAATTCCAGTAAATGTTCCTGAAAAATTTCCTGAAAAATTATTAGCATACATATTCCTAAAAGGTCTAGTGCTTGTACCTATATCATATAGTCCAGATGTAACTAGTGGAATATTCAATGTTGATGCTTCTGTAGAATCTGTTGAATAATTTGGAACAATTACTGCACCTGCACTTGGAGTATTAGTTCCATCAAGGTTATTCAAAATAGCTTGTCCATAAACTGTCAAATCATCACCAACTATTGCACTCATTGCAATAACTGCACCACCTTGAGTTGTTATACTGCCGGAAGATGTTGTAAATAATGTGCCTACAGTATACGATGCGTCTGCTGTTCCTTTTATATTAATACCAGTTGCTACTGTCACTGTACCAGCTACATCTAATTCCGAAGCCGGAGACACATTGTTAGTACCTATTCCTACCAATCCTGACGGATCTACGTGAATAATAGTATTCAATGCTCCTGCAAGATTAGTTAATTTAATATTAAAATTCCCACCGGTATTACTAGAATACAATGCAGCAGATCCACTGGCTATACCTAATGTTAATCCTAAATTAGAACCAATGTTTATACCAGAATCTGTTCTAATATTGACTGAATAATTAGTTGTGCTGATCGTGTCTGATCTCAAGAAGTTTGATGCAGCTATGGATTTATTACTAATTAATAATGAATCTGCAGAACTAGCTGTTCCCCAAAAGCGACTAAGACTTGTTGTTGTTGCAGAATCGACTGTACTTAAATTTATACCTTGATAGATTGTGCTAAATCCTGTTATTGTAGATTTAGGAATAAATTGTTCTTTACTAATAATAACTATTCTATAATTATTAGCATACATTGACACAACATTATGAGTAATATTACTAGTATCAACTATTGTTTCAACAATCGGTCCTGTTTGTGTTCCAGCACTATATTGAGGACCAACTAAAACCCAACTGCTACCTGTGAATAAAAATAATTGATTAGTATTAGTATTAGCCCACAAATCGCCGGCAATACTATTTGCTACAGCAGGCGCTGTAGCACTTTTCTTTAAACTTCCAGCTGTTGTCCAATTAACTCCATCATATACTTTTAAAATATTAGAGCTGGTATCGTACCACAGTTGACCTTGAACTGGGTTCGATGGACTGGTAGGTGCTGCAAAATTTTCTAATAAGTGCAGTAGATCTTCTGCAATAGGTTCACCGTAACTAGGGTATGCTTGCCCTACAAATTTTAAACTAGTTGTAGTATTAATTGTACCGTCAGCAACTAAAATTGGTACTTTATTTGGATTAGTAGTATCAGTATAAGGAATAGAATATGGCATAATTACTCCTTAAACTGACACTAGGCCAGTTAAACTTTGAATTCTTACTGTATAATCAATTTGAATTAATCGATTCAAACTTTTTAATACAGGATGAAATACTACATGGGTTAATAATAAACTTTGGCCAGTAGTACTATAACTTACTAATCCTAATTCGTCAAATGTAAATGTACTAGCATTATTATTCGTAGTATCAAATGCTGTTTGTCCAGCAGGTTCACCGTAATCTAGTAAACAAGTTACAAAAATATCACTGTAGTTTGATCCAGTAGTATGTCTTGTTTCTGTAAAATTTCTTGTTGGATCTGTATTAGTACTACTATTTCCGTCAACTACTTTAGCATACGTTTGATTATATAAACTTGCATTACTTCCTGTACTATTTGGAGTCAAATATGTAATAATTCCAGTAGGATCAATAGCTGTACCACCATTACCAAAAGCCATTTGATAAACATATCCACCGGTTGTGTTATTAGATAACGATTGTGCAAGTGCAATACTCATATTTTCATAATGAATAGCATTACGTTTATTAATAAAAACTTCTTGAGAAATCGGATCATATATTTTAATATGTCCTTCTATATGGATTCCTGTTTGATCTTGTGTCTGCATAATTAACTCTCTTTATCTAATATTTATCAATGTTTAAAATGTGCTAGTTTAATCTACCCTTACACCCGTAGTTATACGTGGATATGCCGGGCCTGTTGTAGATCTAAATCCAAAATTTTTCTTAGGAAATGTTGAACCTGTGTGAAAATAACGATAAATGTTGCTAGCTGCCGGACTTCCTAATCCAGTAACTGCATCCCATCCTGTAGTGCTAACATAACCTGTAGTATAACCGTCTCTATTATTACCAGTAGTTACATCATTACATAGATTTAATGAAGGTATCACTCCTGATTGAGAAACTGAATTAGAATAAAATGTTGCCATATTAAATGGAATCCTATATCCTAATAATCGAATCAATCTTACCCATAATCCAGCTAAGAATGGAGCAGCCGCACTAGTCCCACCATATTGAACAAATGATCCTTGAGCACTACTAGTGCCGCCAACATAGAATTGATACCCCGTCGATGGATCTGCTGGAGCACTTATATCGGGTACACCCCGATAAGTTAACGCTGTCGCGGTGCCTAAACCTGATGTATTACTACCTGTAGTAGTTGTATATTTTAATCCTGTTTGCCAACTAGGAACTGCAATACTAGCACTCATTCCGCCGCCACTTGCACCACCTGATCCACCACCTCCGCCTTGGCCTGTACCAGCAGAATTTCCCCATCCTACTTCAGCTGTAAGCTGATTTGACCCGTTGAGTGTCACATTTGTTCCGCCAGCCGACACTACGTACTGACTGCATACTGTTGCTGCCATATTTAGATTAACAGCGCCACTGTCTCCTGAACTAACAAAAACTGTTATTCCTTTTGCTACACAGGCTTGAAACGCTGTGTCTAAAGATGTACCATCTCCTAACCCCCAACTGATACTCAAAACATCCGGATTATTAGTTGTATCATTTACTGCTGCATTGATAACGTCTGTTAAACTTCCGCCATTTTGTCCAATATAATAAACTATTTTTGCTTTAGGTGCTGCTGCACCTGCACAATAAATATCCAACATACTTTCAGCTGTTGATGTAGAATTTAAAGTAACACCATCGACTAGTACTGTAGTTATGCTAGGAGATGACAACCCAATACGACTAAAACTTGCTGTAACATCAGGTTGCTGCCATCCTTCGGGACTACCGCTATATGTTAATTCAAATATTCCAATACAGCCTCCATACCCGTCTCCGGTAGGTGCTCCGTATGCCGTACACATTTGTATAGGAGTGACCGCACTGCTTCCATAGGAACTTCCTAAATCAGGAGCAGATCCATCATGCTGTACAGCATGATTTATTGCAATAAAACTTTGATCAAAACCAAATAAATCTCTGACTGCCGATGCGATTGTTGTCGGTACTACAACTGGCGTTGTATTTTTTATATAAGTTCTGGCGTCGTCCACTATTTCTTCAACCGTTACAGAAAATAAATTGCAAAGCTGACCTAATGTTCCTTGGACTTTTATAGTTGCTATAGCAGATTCTGCAGAAATAATATTTAAATTATTTGAAATTGCCCAATCGCTTACTAGTTTCATATTTTCATCAGTTGTACCAAACTGATAATTAAATTCGTCATGGCCTAATATCGGATGTGTCCCGGCTAGTACAGCATCAGCATACTCTTTTAATGTCATTCCATTATCATGGATATCATTGTTAAGATAAATGCTAATTTGAAATGTTTGTGTATAGTCCATATTAATTTTCTAATTTTAAGTACGTCACTGTTACCGTAATAGCTGTAGTTGATCCGCTATTATTATAAATCTTTAAATACATGTTCGAACTAATGGTGCCATCAGTATTAAAACCAAATACTGCTGGAGTAAAATAAGTTGTAGTAGCGGTAGTTGTTATTGCTTCTGCAATTACTCCGCTTCCTGGTGTTGGATCGGTTGTTATACTTCTACTAGTATCATTTGTTTGAGCTGTTGAACTAGTATATACTGTTACCCATGCCCCTGCTGAAACTTGAATACTGTACAGAGCGTATCCTTTTGCAGCTGTCACGGTTGATGTTGTGTATCCTCCAGAAGCTAAAGAACTAGTAGTAACTGAAACTGTTGTTCTACTACTCAGTGCACCTCCACTTGCTGATGCAACTAGTTGACCGCTACCATTAATTGTAATTGTTGAGCCATCAATTTTAACACCACCCAATTGAGTAGTTGAGGCTGTGGCAATTCCAATTGTACCACTTGTATTATTAATACCACTTGTAGATACTGCTGGTATAATTACTGCACCCGCTGTACTAGTTGTTGCTGTAGGCAAATCAGCAGAAACTAATTGTCTAAATGTTGGAACTGCATTTGCACCAGTACTCGGACCTGCTAGTACTACATTAGCATTCTGAGCACTAAATGTTGGAGTAATACTAGGAGGTGTATATGTAAATACTGTTCCATTTAATGTTAAAGATCCGTTTCCGCTTGCACTATTAGTTGTGATTGTATATGTTGGAATTGTTGGAATGACTGGCGGAGTAAACGTAAATGTTGATCCGCTTAAACTTAATGAACCACTACCACTTGCACTTGCTGTAGTTACCGTGTAAGTTGGAATTACTGGTGGAGTGAATGTAAATGTTGTTCCATTTAAATTTAATGAACCACTACCACTTGCACTTGCTGTAGTTACCGTGTAAGTTGGAATAACTGGAATAACTGGAGGCACAAATGTGAATACACCAGTAGTGTTACTATAACTTAAACTTCCTGATCCATTTGCGCTATTTGTTTGTACACTAAACTGAGTTAACTGTACCGGAGTATATCCTAGTGCGGTTGTTACTTGCGTTCCTGTAATACCTGTTAAATAATTACTTAAATTTGGCGGAGTAAATGTAAATGTTCCGCTAGTATAAGTTAAATTTCCATTGCCGCTTGCATTTGCTGTAACTACGCTAAGACTGCTACTTGTAATATAATTTGCAGGATTAGTTGCATTGTAAGGAGTGAATCCTAATGCAGTTGTTATCTGACTACTGTTAATTGAAGTTAAATAACCGCTTAAATTAGGCGGAGTAAACGAAAATACTCCACCACTATAACTCAAACTTCCGTTTCCACTAGCAGTGTTTGTAGTAACACTAAGACTAGTTGCTTGCAATGGAGTATATCCAAGAGCGGTTGTTACTTGATTGCTAGTGATTGAAGTTAGATAACTGCTTAAATTAGGCGGTGTAAATGTAAATATCCCTCCGCTATATGCTAAACTTCCGTTGCCGCTTGCACTATTAGTTGTAACGCTAAGACTAGTTGCTTGCAATGGAGTATATCCAAGACCTGTAGTAATTTGACTACTAGTTATTGCACCACTATATATTCCTGTAATAGTATTTGCGGTCCCGCTTACATTACCAGTTACATTACCAGTTACATTACCAGTTACATTACCAACTAAATTTCCTGTAAAAGTACTGGCAATAAATGGAATATTACTAGTAAAACTACTAGATGCAGCTGTATATAAAATACTTGCCGGAATAGTTGGACCATTTACTACTAGACCACTACCATCGCTTGTTGCACTACTAGCACTTCCGCTACTAACAATAATTGTTTTATTTGTTACAGTAAGTGTACTAGTATTTGTAGTAGTAGTTGTTCCTGTTACTGTTAAATTGCCTCCAATTACAGTATTACCTGTGACATTTAATGATGATAATGTACCAACACTAGTTAAATTTGAAGAAACAACTGTTGAATTTAATGCTGTTCCTGTAAGTGTACTAGCCGATGCCGGTACAGTAATATTGCTACTACCATCAAAATTTACACCGTTAATTGTAACAGGTACAATTAATTTAGTTGTTGTACCAGAATTTCCTGTAATATTAGTCGGAGCTACTGCAGATATGACACCTGCACCAATTGTAATTGTTGATCCGTCAACTTTTACACCTCCAAGTGTTCCAGTTAAACTAGTTCCAACGGTTGCTGTTGGCAATGTGTATTGAACTGCGCTTATTTTTCCAGTACTACTATTCATAGTAATTGTAGTACCATCAACTAATACTCCGCCAATTTGTGTAGTACTCGCTTGTGTTAAACTAATTGATCCGTTAATTCCGCCTGTATTATTTGTAATTCCTCCATTTGTAGCAATAATAACTCCACCGAGTGTGTTGGATGAAGATGCAGGTAAAATATATGCTGCAGGAATAGTAGGTTTGTTTATTAAATCTAAATAACTTCCGCTTGTTGCTACAATAGATAATGCAGGTGCGTTTAATAGTTTGCTATAGGACAAACTAGTAATCCAACTTGGATCAGTGTAGTTCCCAGTGGTCAAAACCCCGTTAGTTGCTGCTATCGGTTGCCAAGATACTACAAGCCCATTAGTAGATAATACTTTACCAGCATTATTTGCTTGATTAGGAAGGATGAATAAATCTGAATACAGTTCAGAAAAATTTTGATTAATTTTTATACCAGCGGTTCGTAAAGTATCACCTGTACCATCGTTGGCTACATTTCCTGTATTAATTATCTGTTGCGTCATTTCATTATCCTTGATCGAATGTTGTAGTGTTGCTATCTAAGCTAGCTGTTCCGTTATCAAATGTTCCTAGAACTGCTTGTTGATTTGTAGCGGTTACTGTATTACTTATTTTTTTATAAGTCGAATACCAGATACCAGTATTAGCTTTAATAAATGATCCAATTTTACTATTATCATTTAAAATACTTGTATTACTATCCCAAGGTATTCCTGTACGTTTAATTACAGTAATCTGAGTGCCTACGTCTACCAAATTAGTTAATCTAATTTGATTAGTAGTTCCGTTAACTGAGAAATCTGCATCAAATCTTATATCACCGGCTGGGCTGTAAGGAGCTTTGTTTATATTGAATACGCTATAAGGACGTTTTTGTAATCTAATATTTCCTATAAAGAATGTCCAGTTATCTGAATCTTTAATAAATGTTGTACCACTTGTATGTGTAGTTATACATTTATATGTGTAGTTACCAACATTGACAATTGTGCCTGCAGCATAATTAACTCCCGATGACCAAATTGCTGTATCGTTGTATCCGCCTACAAAAACTTCTAATTGATCACTTTGCCCGTATCCTACTGGAATTGTTGTAGAATATGCAGACCAATATGCGGTATTATCAGGACTATAATCATATCCCATTACTACTGTTGATAATGTTGTTGTGGATACATTACCACCAGTTGCTGTTGCTATTGTTTTATTTGCATAAGTGACAGAAGATGTTGTTGCATTAGTAACAACATAATACCCATTATAACCGTTAGGTGTTATTCCTGTAACATAAATTCCTGTGCCTATTGTAAAAGGTATTGTTAATTGTGTTACAAAGTTTAATGTTACAAATCCGCTATTTTGCGTAATTGAACTTATTGGCAAATTAAAATTAGATACCGATGTGCTAACTGTGTATGTTCCTAATCCACCGTATGATCCGGTCAATTGATTTACAATTTTTGTAGTAGTATTTTTTATTACTTGATTTATACCAATACTGCCTGATATTATTGATATAACTGTTAATACGTTGTTTAATTGACTAGTAATAACAGACGCGGTGGTTGTTGTAATTAAAGCCCTGTTAGATACATTTAATACTGGAGTTATACAGTAATAATAAGAATTGTTATATACAACTACATCATTAAGAACATAAGTAGACCCAACATCAAACATTCCTTGATATGCGTACCCATAGTCTTTAAACCAATTTAAAACTCCAATAGTATCTTCTGCATTTCCAATCGTAGGAGTGAAATTTAAATTTACAAGATCAGTACCGTCAGATATTACCGTAGTTGTTTGTATTGTATCAGAATATGGTATAGTTTCACCTGAACTAATATCTTGAACAAATGTTCCTGCATAATTTACAGTATGTACACCTGTTCCTAAAACACCTCGGCGCAATCTACTTAGAATATTTCCTGTTTTTGCAAAATATTCAATACGCTCTCCACGAATTTCAATCACACCGGGTGTATTACCTGGTGATTGAAAATTGCTACCATCTTTTAAAGTTATGGTTGTATCATTCCAATGTAAATCTGTAGCTAGTTTAGTTTGTTTATTTAAACTTAAACGTGTATAAGAAGTTCTGTTAAGCATGTCTTTAAATTGCATATATGCAATTCCATGCCCTAGAACATTACTACCAAATGTCATTAAGGTGATTTGATCATTTAATTGAGGAACATTTGTTAATTGAATACTAGTATGATTGTCTAATAAAATATAATCAATACCTGGAACTAATAAGGTAGTATTCTTAATAACCCAAATATAATTTTCGTTTATTACTGAACGATCTAAAGTTATTAATCCGCCGCTGATTAAATTATAATAGTAATATTCTACAGATCCTTGCACTAAATTTGTAGCAGATGTAACTGTGATTGCAGTACGTTGAATGTCCAGCGTGTCATGTCTGTATGAACTAGTAACTTCAACAATGTCATTACTAGTATATGGTTGACTAAATGTTATTTGTCGAGTATTAGGATTATACAAATAACCTTCGTTAGCTATGATACTGATTAATAATGTTTTTCCAATATTTTTATTATAGATATTCTTACCAATGTTTATAGTTAATCCACTCAAATCAACACTATAATCTGATCCAGCTGATAATAATTTTCCATCAACTAATACAACTATATTGTTTGCTGCAACAGAATAAGGTTGTGCTCTATTAGGATCAAGTATATATGCTAAAATATTATCTTTAATTGTATAATAAACATTAACAGGACCTTTTAAAATTTGCTGATTAACTCTAACAATCATGTTAGTTTCATTAGGCAATGATGATCCTATTGGGTTATTCAGTGTATATGTTGTTCCGCCGTTAGTTGCTACAACTTCAGAATTAGTTACTGAGAATGTTTGTGTAGACCCACTAACTATGATATAGTTAATTAATGCTCCGCCAGCAACTGGTGCTGGAAATTTAATACCTATAGCATTATCTAATGAATATGTATTATCTGTTTTGAAAAACACTGGATCGACCGCTGTACCGTTGACATAAACTAACGGAGTAAACGCATCTAACCAAGGTGCTTTAGTAACAAATTCTGTAGTTATTCCGTCACCGACAAAATAATCAAGATCTAATAAATTAGTTCCTGAAAATCCTATAACAAATATACTTACTACTTGGTTTGTCAATGGAGTTGCTGCCAATGTTAGTAAATTGTTTTTATAATCAATTTGATAATCCACATTAATAGTTTTAATAGTAGATCCAACTCTTACAATGATTGCCCCGTTACTACTTGGTGTTGTTATTAATTTAAAAGAATTAGTAAATCCATCTGTAATATAATTGTCTACTTTAATATTAGCAGAGCCAGAATTAGGTCTATCATATACTTTTAAAGCTAATGTATCAACAACTTGTCCTGGAACTACTTCTTCTAATGCTGGGCTTGTTGTTGGTGTAACAAAACCGTCACCATCTAACACAATATCATCTGCGGCAATACCTGTTGCTGTGGTATAAGCTAAATTTCCGCCGTCTAATTTTGTATCGTATTCAGTTGGTGTTTCTGAACCATCGCTTGTGCTTTGACGTAAAATAAATGTATCGTTAGTTTGTACAACGAATGTATTTGGAATATTAATTGTATATATTCTATCACCACTTGCACTTACTGTTGTCGTCACTGTTGGTGCAGGAGTTACTCCCATAATGGGAGTTGTTATAATAGCATTAGGATTTGTAGGAGATGTCAAAGATATTGAATCAAAATCAGTTGCATCAATACGCACAGGATCGTAACTTCCAGTAATATTAATATTACTTCCAACTGGTATAGGAGTAAACAATGTAATTTGTCCGTTATTGCCAATTCTAACTGTATAATGCAACGTTCTAGTAAATGTAACTGTAGTTCCGTTAGGAATTGTTTTATATAAAATTTTACTTAATTTTACTTGAGTTGAATTTACTATACTTGTAACAACTATATTGTAACTTATAGCTGATATAGCACTAGTAATTATATCACCAACTTGTAAATTAGCGGTAGAAGATAATGTTAAAGTTAATGTTCCAGCAACATTAGTGACAAATGTTAATGTTTCGTTTAGTGTAGGAATGAAATCGGGTTGTTGATTAATATAAACATAGTAAGTTGTTACACCGTTTACTGTCGAACTTAATACTTCTGTTACTGACTGAACTGAAAATCCATTACCAATAACGCCCATCCCCGCTGAAATTCCAGTAATCGATGATACTGTTAATACCGTACTTAATACGTAGAAAGAATAATTTCCAGTAGCATCAACTGTTAAATTATTAGATAGCACCACTGCATTGTCTATAATTTGTGTTACTGTAGTATTTGAAGGAACTCCTGCACCAGAAACATATTGACCAATTACTAAATTTAAAATATTTTCAAAAATTATTGTTGACGACCCAACAACTCCTCCGATTGCCGTTAATGTCGATTCTACAGTAGTAGAATAATTCAATAAAGTAGCTGTTGCTGTTGAAGAACTAGTTGTTGTTACATCTGTTGAGATAGTAACTACTGGATTGTTTACAAATAAATCATAATTCCATTTTAGTGTAAATCCGTCTGACGGATGTGCTATAGAGTATCCTTGTTTATAATAAACATTGATATTTGTTCCAACATCAGGTGTATATGGTAAAGTGAAACTATGAGTATTCGCTGCAACTTGAACGATGTAATCTGTATATGTACTATCGTAAGAACTCCAAGTATCTACCATATAAGGCAATACACCCCATCCACCGCCAGGTGCGAATCCTAAATTACCAACAATATTTCCTCCGTAATCTACACCAGACATTAATTGATTTAATTCTTTACCTATCATACCGCTAGTAGGATTATAATAAAAATCAATTCTATCTGTAGCATTTAACATTGAAATATCTTTTATATAATTAACAACTATAGTTGCACCGATAGGAGGAGCAGATACAAAAGTTATAGTTCCTGAATACTGAGTATAACCTTTTAATGTCGATTTAGCTATTGCTAATGTATAATTTTCTCTTAATTCAGGAATTCCATTTATATAAATTGTAGATTGGCCTACTCGAATATCAGGTGCCCATGTCAACGGAAATTGTAAACGAGAGCCTGAACCAGTAAACGTGTCCGTAACAGACAAATCAACGATATAATTTTTTTGAGAAATTCTATCAAATTTAATTCCAACTAAGCTCGATCGTACTACACTTTCACCTATAATAGCAACTACTGATGCAGCTGTACCCGTGGTAGACAATCCACCAACAATTTCTATAGTAGGAGCTGACAAATACCCACTACCTGGGGATGTTAATATGACACGATTTATAACGCCATTAGTGAAAAAAGCTTCAGCTGTGGCCTGCACAGGGTTAGGGCCGGTTGGCGCACTGATAATCACTGTCGGTTGCGTAATATAATTATTACCGCCAGACACAATTATTAATTCAGTTATACTAAACCCAACATTATCTAACCAAAATTTCCAAGGATAAGATTGGATAGCTGGCAAGTCTGCTGTTACAGATCCATTTGTAACACCCGTGTTTATAGTAGTGGATCGATTATTTTGTATAACTGGTGGTAAATCAAAATCTGATACTGCTGTTGGGCCTAAATCTGTGCTAACATACTGACTAATATACTCTCTTATTTTAGTTCTATAAGGCTTAACTTCTGCAATATAATCTTGGAAATTACTTAGATTATCTACTGGATAGTATACTGGTTGGCTTAAAGATCCAACATTGTGTGTTGCCCTAACAAAACTTGTCTTAAAGATCCAATCAATATATAACTGTTCACTATGCGCATATCTTATACTACTAAAAAATAAATCTAAATATGTTTGTTTAAGATCAGGACCAATAAAAATATTATTTTTTAATGTGTTAAGAATTATTCTTAATTCGGTACTAGCTTTAACATCAAAAGATCCGTTATCAAATGTACTAGCATCGTATCCTACAGCAGTAAATTCAGTACGATATAAACTATTACTCAATTGTATAGTTCCGTTCTGTATACCAACTACATTATAACTTTGTGTCCAATCTGTACTAGTACTATCAGCATATTTTTCTATCAATAACCAACCACCTGAATTTACCTTAAGAATTTTTACCAATTGGCCTTTTAAAACAGTTATTGAGTTTAAATCAAAAAATGTTTGAACTGAAAAATCAGGGGAACTAAATTGATTGTATCCGCTAGCATACCAGTCAGCGTAACTCCAATAATTTCTTACATCGTAAGACTGTGTTAATGTCCTAGACCACATAATATTAACAGGATCGTACGAATATATACTCCAACTATTACTTGCTTGGCTATCACTATGCACTAATACTGAATAGTTTCTAATAGAGCAGGTAGTAGTATTTGGGTCATAACCTTCTCCTGCACTTATTACTTGTGCCGAGACTATACTTCCCGCAGAGTTAAGAATTGCTTTTGCAATAGCACCTTTACCAGTGCCAACAATTTCAATATAAGGTGCTACACTATATCCTCTGCCTGTTGATAATATTTTAATTCCTGTTACTTTTCCGTTAGTTATTATAGGTGTTGCACTAGGACTTTGGAATAAATTTATATTAGCATATGGTAATTCAGTATCTGTATCTAGCACAATATCATATAGTGCTGATATTAGTGTAGGTTCTTTATCGTAAGATTCTAAAGAACTAATATTATAGTTGTTAACTATTTGATTTGCCAACAAACTAATATTAACTTGTTCTACAAATTCTTTTAGTGCTTCTACACGGTTAACAAACATACTTTGACGTGGACGATTTTCAATACCATAACGCAATTTAGGAGCTAACGATGTATCAGGTACAGATCTGCCTGATGCATCAGTTCCGCATAAACTATCAATCCATTTTTGTTCTATTACCGCAGGAATATCAACAATAGTATCGTTACTAATTAATTTCCATTGAGAGTGAATATTTTGTTCAATATTATCTACAGTCCAGTATTCAATAACTAACACTACATTAGAATCTGACAAATACGGTGCAGCGTTTACTAAACTAAAAGAATTGGTTCCTGTCAATGCTAGATATGTATATGCTTGATTTCTTGGAGAAGAAATTAAACTTGAAACAGCTTGAGCTGAAATGTTTCTTCCTATTATATCCGGTGTTATAGATTTATTTTTAACCCAGTAATAATATGTATTTTTAAATGTTTTAGTATTAGTATCATAACGTTTTCTAACGCTGTATGCATTATTGCCGTAAAGAGATGTTCCGCTGATACCTTGTGCAATTCCCGATACTGTATCAGCCAATGCATCCCAAGCTGCTGGTAATAATGAACTAGATACCCATTCATAGATATCTACACTTGCGCCAGGTGCAAGTGTATTCCATAAATTGTTTCTGTAAGTTACATCTGAAAAATAAGGGTCATAAAATTTAGATGTTCGTAAATCCCACCATAATTGACCAACTTGGTTAGTAGACCAACACACACCATCATCAACATTTACGGTATCAACATTAGTTGAATAAGAATATATCGCTGGATCATAAAATGATTTATATTTTATTTCTTCGTCAGCTGGCCCGGCAATTTTTCCTTGTATTGGATCAATAACATCTAGATAAGTCAATAACTTACTAGTAGTTTTATTATATAAAAATGCTTTCTTTAATTTTTTAATATCTACTACTGGAATTTGTGTTCTATAAGGTGTCCAACTATATGACTTAGGTGGTTTAGTATAAACATATACTTGTCCAGTTAAATTATTATTGATAGCGTAATAAGGAGAACTTACAAAAACATTATTAGATCCAACTGCAAATCCTATACCGTAACCATCCCACACATTTTCAGAATTTAATAGTGATTCGCTCAATACCCATTGAGTATTATAGTTGTCGTATATATCAACTTTGCCGCCGCTGATGTCTTGTGAAATAAATCTTGTAGCTCTTTCGTCAAATGTTGTTTCAAAACCAGATTCAGCATCTATTGTTGTTTGGGTTACTGGAGAACCTGTTTGACTATAAATTACCAAAGTACTAGTATCATTCATAAATGCTAGTTTATTTGCAAAATTAGAGCCGTTAGAACTAGAAGCGGTATCTGTTATTGTTTGTATTACTGAATATTGATTAGTAATGTCATTATATTGATAAAGATTCACTTGTCCAATATTTGACATAACATTAATTGTTGCAGAAGGAGATGTTTTTTCAGTAATTGTTTTAAAACTTCCAATTGCAAAATAAGTTCCAGTATCGGAAACAGTAAGAGATGTACTAGTTACTGGTATAGTAGATAGTAATTGTGAGCCCAAGCCTGTGTTTTTATAAACATATACATTATTTTTAGAAGATGCTAAAAATGTAGATCCGTCACGGCTTACTGTTATTGTATTACCAAACGCATTATTAGAAGATAATGCAGGAGAAGTAATTAAAGAACTATATCTCCAACTAATAGTTGTAAACTGTATCGGGCCAGCAGGAGTGGAATCAGGAGCCGCTGATAGCAATACAATACTCGGACTTGAAATTGTTCTAACATTGAATTGTAATGTTGGATCTGCTATTGTTCCGCCAGTTGCAGATGTTGTTGTTGTATTATTATAAAAAGTTACAGATGTTGTTGTAGATGTAACTACGGTAAATGTACCATTAAACCCTGCAACTGATACACCTGAAACTATAATTTGATTTCCAGTTTTAAAAGGAACCGCAGGTAATTTATTAAATGTTATTGTAACAAGCCCTGCACCTGGTACTGAAGGGAATACTCCAGTTATACTAATAATAAATGATACTGAAGAAATTGTCGAAATAGAATCTTCAGGCCCTGCAACTAATACATAATTTACAGTTGATTGTACAGAACCAGTATTTGCTGTGGCTACTCCTGTTGTAATATTTGCGTATGTTACATAATTTTTGCCAACATCAGTTACTGTATAAGATCCATTGTACCCAGATATTGAAACTCCAGATATCGATATCTGATCTCCAACTAAGAAAGGAGCAGCGGATTGTTGGGTAAAGTTTATAGTAACAAATCCAATGCTAGGACTACTTGGTGTTACCGATAATACATTAATAATTATCGGGTTTGTTCCTGTTGAATATACTGTTACTCCTGGCAATACCTGAGAACCAGAAACATTCAATCCAGCTGTAATATTTGAAAGACTTACTGCAACACCTAAAGAATTTAAAATATAATTTGGAACATTAGCAACAGAGTTGAATGTAATTTGTGTTAATACAGCCGCTACTGTTTGATTTGTTGCAAAGCCAATTCCCGATACTGACATTCCAGATTGAATACCAAATGTTGAATTTAAATTTAATAATGCTCCAGAACTTCCCACACTATCATAATATGAAATTATTGGTGTGCTAGATGCATAACTCAACGAGTATACTCGACCTTTTGCAGAGTCATACCCGGGAGCAGAAATATAAAGATTATTGTTGCTATCAAATACTAAAGAAGAACCAAAATTTTCAGTTGATGCCACTGACAATGTAGCCGATGGACTAATAATTGTATCTATTAACTGATATATGTTATTAGAATCTTTCTTGTACAATGATACTAACCCAGAAACAGCAATATTAGATCCTGCTAAACTTATAGGAATATAAGAAATACTGTTCCAATAACTTGAAGTTAGACTAGGTATAGCTCCTGAAGGAACAGCAACGATAGCCTTATAGAAATTATTCATATAAGATACTATTTGATTAACTGTATAAGTATTGCCCACGTTATACGCACCAACATACAAAGTCGATGCATAAGTTGCTGCTGGAGATCCAGATGCCATATATGTGCCGTCGGGACTAATAGCAATAGTAGTAGCTATAGAACTAATAGGATTTGCTGAACTTTGAGCAGTAAATGGTGTTGGGACCAATTGTCGCTGTATCCAAGATACAGCAGATCCAACTTTATCGTAGGTACTTATTTGACCAGATGTCATTCCAACAGCTGCAATATTTCCTTGTGTGTTAATAGCTACCGATCTACCAAATTGTAAATTAGTCGATTGAATATTGTTATTAACTATGCTTTGTGTAAAGACAGAATTATAAATCCAAGCTGCCGGAGTTCCTGTACCAGCATCATCTGTCCAAATAAGATCTTTATTTTTTAAATTAGATGACAGCATACCTGTGATATTATCAATAGAACTAGCTCGTTGACTAACAAGTCCATAAATTAATAATTCAGTAAAATCTGACGGCAGGCTTGCCAGGCTTGTAGACACTGTGAATGTATTTAAATTAACAGTTTCTACTTGATAAAATCCATTTAATAATGTAGACTGTAGTATACCAATATATGATCCAGCTTTAAAAGTTATAAGATCATAAGAAGTAATTGTCAATATGTTGTTTGATATTGAGGCTGATTTAAATCTTACATGTAAATTTGTAAATCTATAAACATCCCATCCTTTAAAGCTATCAAAAGAACACCAGACATACGAACCTTCTTTGAAAGTTGTTATGTCAACTTTTACAGTGCCCGTACCATTGCCCGTAGCCGTTGCCACAAACGAAGTGCCTACCGTATTGCTCAATGCGCCTGCAAGGGTAAAATCAGTCGTTCCAAGTGTTAAAATTGTGTAACCAACTCCTGGGGTTAAATTAATAGCTGGTTGAGATTTCAATGCATCTAAAGAATAAATGCTTATAGTTACATCGTTAGAATTAACATACCCAGAACTTCTTAAAAATTGATTAGTTGCCGCAAGCGGTAAGAAAGGATTACTGTCATAGCCTAATGGTGCTACATAAATGTCGTTAGGAGTTTGTTGAATAATAAAAGGACTTATTGTAGAGTCTAGTTTATTAACTAATACAAATCCTTGAGGATTATTTTTAAATGAATTCTGATTTAATACAATTTCTATTTCGTCAAATGCAGATGTCGCACCATAACGTCCAACACGTACTGCCCACTCTTCGTAAAATGTTAAACTTTCTTGTGCATCCGAACTTAAAACATTAAACAACTTGTTCAATACGTTTTGTGTTCCTTTCTCACGGATCATACCTTGATAGAATTTAAATTCACTTACATCATCTTGAATAATGTTTTCAAGGTACTGACGTTTCTGATACCCTATTAAGTGTTGTGCCATTTTTTGTTGGCCGTTATCAAAACTATCTACTTCTGTGCTATAAAAATCTGTAAATTGAGTTGCAATATTAGTCCAATTTGGTAATATTTTGTCAGTTGGTTTAGCAGACAATCGTGTCCACTGGGTATGATCGAGTACAGCAGACCCTGCAATTAAATTTCCGCTTGTAGGGTCAGCTTGTAGATAATAAGGGCCATATTTAACAATGTCACCTACATTATAATCTTGCCATGGTTGCCAAGATTGTACTGCCGCAGCATCATAGATAAATCCTGGAATGTCTAAGCCACCGTACCAACCTGTAGTAATATATCCGCTTACTTTTAATCTTTCTCTTCGATAACCGCTAGTAGGGTTATAGATAATATCATTAAAAATTGTAGTATTATTGATTACAATTATATGTTCATTTTGAACTAGATAAAAACTTGCACCATAAATTCCCTGCAGGGTCGTAGGTATATAAGTTATTTCGTTGCCTTGTCTATAGCTATGTAGATGATTTAAATCAATAGGAGTGCCATCTACTTTAAAAATTTCATAAGCATTAAAATTATTAGTAATATCATCAACAACTGTTAAGTTGGTAGTAAAATTAATACCATTTGCACTTGGACTTAAACTAATAACACTAGCACCAACATTACTTAAACCCGGCAACAATTGCCATTTAGTACTATCAAAATGATCAACGGCTGGCAAATTGTAAAGTGAACTATAGTAATCACCATCATATCTTACAACAGTACCGTATGTATATGGTTGATTTACGACCCAGTCACTCCATTTTTCTTGTCCAGTACTCCAATTTTGCGTAGTCCAAAATAAAAACTCGTTTACACTAGTATCCCAATTATTAACAGAACTATACAACGTATTATAATTGTCAAATGTAAATCCTTGATCTTTTAAATACTCTCCGTATCCTTGTAAGAAATCTACTACACTTTGTATTGTATTAAACAATGTTCCGTATGGAACTGATAATACTTTAGACTTATCCCATTTATTTTTTAAGTATGCTGTGGCTCCTCCAGTCATCGGAAGTCCACTTAACTTTGCAAAATTATTTGCATCAAATGAATCGGTAGATGTAGAAGTTGTTGTAGCTCTGTAGAATACCCCGTTATATTGAATTACACTACCAACCACGTATAATTGTCCTGAGGTCCAAGTTGAGTAGTTTTCTGAGATTCCCCCAACATTAATTTTACTGCCTGTACCTTGTGGAAAATAGTAATTAAAATAAGGTTGTGTTTTGCTATAACCTTTAATTTCAAATCCAGTTGATAATTTTGTAATAATTACACCACTATATACTAATTTTTTTACAGTTGTTGACTTGTTTAAAAAAACTTTATAATCGTCGGTTGGAACAAAAACATTTCCAGAACTTGCAGGTGTCTTTGACTCTAATAATAAATTAAATTGCGATTGATTTGTAAATGATCCAACCCTATATGCTAATTGAGGTGTCATCGTGGACAAATCATTTAGATAAGAATTATACCCAGCAACATTATTACTAAAGATATAATTAAAAATTAAATCAACAATCCAATTGACTAAGCCTGCGGTCTGCACACGATTGGTACTAGAGAATGTGCTGGGTAAAATAATATCTTTAGGTCTAATACACAATCCGGTTTCAGTATAAATTAACTGATTTGCAATGTTTCGAGTTATTCTTGATCTATCTAATAAGATACCAAAAGTTTGTCCAGGTGTAAGAATTAAACTAGCAGCAATTACACTAAATGAATAATAACTACTTCTAACCCATGCGGTTTCTACAGGACTACCGTCGCCAAACACAAAGTTATTATTGATACTAGGCTGTACTGTTCCAGAAGCCAATCCAGAATTCAATGGACTAATTAAATTTCCTGATTCATCGACAGGGATGTGTTGCATTAAAAATGGTTTAGCATATTCTTCTGCATAAATTGCAGGCATGCCTGGCTCACGGATCATACCGTCGGTAATATCTTGCCACATTATTAAATTATCACTAGTATATGGTGCTGGGCCATATACCGTTGTCCACCAACTAGGCTGTTGGCTAAATCCTAACATTTCCCAAGGACATAAGTTAGGTCGATCAGTATCTAAAATATAACGATATATTCCTCTCCAATAACCTGGCAACGGTGTATTATTAGGCGCAGCATTTAAAGAATAATTGTATGTAAAACTATTAGTTCTATCATAATTTAACGGAGTTGTTAGATCTTTTCCAACAAATCCAATCCAAGAATAAAAACTAGGAGCTATAACTTTATTAAATTCATTTAAAGAATAGTCGTTAGATCTATTATAACTAGGAATTATTTTTGCTATATCAAATATGTTAGTATTATATTTTACTTTTATGTTATTAAAAATTCTTTTTTCAAGTTCTAAAATTAAATCGTCTCGATAATCATTGTAAGCAGCAATAATACTACCATCGTGTCCTTGAATTACATTCACTGGATTTACTAATGTAGTATCTAAATATTTTTTTGGTGCAAATGCAGGCCACATACCTAACTTAGTAGGAGTTGCTGGAATAAAAGACCCATCTGTATTTTCATACTCGTAGGTACTGATAATATCGCCGTTTGCCAAAGCAACACTTGGATCTATTATTACAAATCCTTGGTTGCTAAAAGTATAATCTTGACCATAAATTAATTGTTCATTGTTATGGTAAACTCCTACAGCTTTATTACTCAATGCTTCCAATGTAAACACAGAAGTTAATGGATAATTTTTAATTCTATAGTCTACAACTGTAAGATTAGTTATTGTACAAGCACCATATGGTACCATATCACTAAGGTAATAAGGTGCAACTGTTGGTTTATTTTCATTAATTTTTGCTAATACTTTGTTAACAATAGTAATCGTATCACCGTCAACTCCTAGAGAATTAGCAACATTTATAAAATTTTGTTTAAAATTATTATAATCAGTTTTAGCTTGTTCTACAGCCTTAATCACATTATTAACTTCTGATGTGATATGATAAATTCCAAGACTTAATGGACCACTATGTTGAATAAATTTAGTTCCGTACTGTGCGATTTCTCCTAGATCCCTTAGATTACTTGATCCTGGAAATGATCCTTTAAATGTTGTCAAATTATCAACAATACTAGTTACATGATCGATTACTTCACCTAATGTGAAATCTTTCATTGTGTCATTTAATGGATTGTTTTGTAAATTTAAAGGTATTTCATAGTAGCCATTTGCATTAATTGGTTGTGATGCAAACGCTCTAATAGTTAATACATCTGTACTAGCAATCGGAGTTTTTAATCGAATTTGATAGTAAATCGGTTTGGTCACTAGTTTCCATAAACTTGGATCTAATCTAATTCCATTAACATAAATTTTAACAACTAAATCGTTTAAATTCTTAATATTGTCAAATATATCAAGTGGAAAATTATTAGTAAGACCTGAATTTTTGTAGATTCGTACTGCGGCCTGAGCATTAGTAACTTCGCTAACTTTCCAACCATTTACATACACAATGTTTCCTGCATAATCTAAAGTAGACAAGTATCCGACATTTATATTAGAAGATTCAACAAAATCTAATTTTTTATATTGAAAACTGTCTGTTACTAGATTAAAATTAAAGACAATATCACCTATATTGTTTACATTTTGATAAGATAATGGAAATCCTAAAACAGAATCTGCTACACCGGTACCTATTGCATAAGAAAAAATACTAGTACCGGCAAAAGTACTACCGGTATAAACTGACTTGTTGCCAAAACTTATACCATTATTATCAACTACATCAAACAAAGGATTCTGATTAACTTTAGTTTTTTGTTGTCCTTGTATCCATGTTGTACCGTCATACCAAAACATCTGACTCTGATATGCTACACCTTGTTTTACTAATGTAACTTCATTTAACAAAGGAGATGCTACTTCAACTAAATGCAGTTGATTACTTCCGCCAGTTAAGTGTTTAACATCGACATACTCTACTCGATAAATTTTATTTTTTACTAGAGGATCTAGATCTGCTGTGAATAATACAAGCATACCAGGTACTAGATTTATACCATCTATATTGTATCCAATACTACCTTCAATTGTCGAGAACACATCGGTTGTGAAAGTATCAATTAAATCAACGTCAAAAATAGCTTTATTGCCAAAATTATATAATTTGATATCCCTGTTAAATTCTATGATAGGTCTATTAGCTCTAGTTTTTTGATCAAGATTTGCTGTATTTTTATTAAATGCAGCACTAGTGTTAATAACATCTTTATGGAACCAACGATTATATCTAGACCATGGATTATGGTCTGCACTGGCTCGATTAATCGTAATATAATCCAGAGATCCTGCATAACCAACTGCATCATCAAATGGCTCTGAATCCCAAGGTAAATTATCAAATTCGATAGATTGCTCTGTAGTATAAGGACTTACTACTTCAAGAATAGAAGTTAATACTAATTTAATCGAAGATCCTACACCTTCAACGTAATACTGTCCTTTAGCATATTCTGCAGGAATAACAGTGCCACCAAATTGTAATTTCATTCCATTGCTTAGTGTAACACCATTATCTAAAGTAACAGATTTTTTACCTAAGATAACTTTTTCAACATCAATTAATGTATCAGTTGTTATATTAAATATTTCAATTGCACCGCCTAGATTTAAATCTGTTTCGCTTTGATAATATATTATACTAGGTGCTGTTGTTGGAACTGTAAATGTTATTGTACCCGATGTAACTCCGTAATTATCAATACCTGTAGTTTTATATCTGTTCAAAGAACCTGTAGATCTTTGAGTCATGAAACTAAAAGGATTGCCTGGACTATTAATAATAAATGTGTATGTTTGTCCTCTGTATAATCTTAGAACTGGGTTAGGTGTGAACCCATTAGGTGTGAACACATATTGATTATTTGATCCTTCTGCTTGCAATTCTACAGTATATGTACTGTTGATTGCCTGTTGAGAACCGTAAACAGTTATTGCGTCTGGCCCGTAAGGCAACCAATAATAATTCTGAAAATTAACAAATTTATCCCAATCTATATGTGGATTCCAACTATAAAATTCTTCTTTGTTTAACCGAGGGTGATTGTCAGTATTCCCTCCAAATACTCCTATCTGATTGATATAATCAATGTAGTCTTTATAAAAAGTTACATTGCCCAATGCATCCTTAATTGTAATTCCAGGCTCTAGTTGATAATTTTGTCTTACTTGATCTGCTGCTTCAACATACACATCTGCACCTGTAGATGCTTTTGCATTTTCTCTTCCAATAAGACCGCTAATTTTTGTTAACGATCCCGATTGGAATAATTGATCAATTGTCGACTGTAAAAACTTTTTGTTAGCAGAAGTTTGATAAAATTTTGGTAAAAGATTTGCACTAAGACCTTTATTTCCATTAACAGCGTTAGCATCATTACTATTAGCCATTAGGCTTTACCTCCAAATACTGAACTTGTTATTACCTGATTAGTAGTAACACTTGTGGTTGTAGCTGTAATTGTTTTTAAATTACTACTTGTAAATCCACTAACAATTGCAATGTCGGCTGTAGTAGCACAACTTAATAATATACGGTCTCCAGGACATTGTATTTCAAATAAACTACCAAAATATAAACCTGGTTGTTTAGGAACTATTGCAAAATTTATAATGTCGGGTGACAATTCATTCATAACGTAAGTACTCAATTCTGTAAAATAAAAGGTATCTCCAAAATTCCAATTTTCTAAATTGAAAAATGTATTAATAGCTATTAGTATTCGTGCTTGGACATCCGCTGTTGAAACTGCACTATTTGGATTAATCATTACATTGAATGTAGCTTGTAAATTTGGATCAGCTTGTGCTCCAAACAATAGTGTGTAACTAACTGGATGATAAACAATTTCATCAGAAACTGTTTTTATTAAATTTAAATTAGAAGATAGTAAAGTGGTCAATTCAGTACTACTAGGAGGAAGTGGTTCTGTTCCGCCAGATGTAACCCAAGTACGATATGCAGTATCGTAACTAGTTGTTAAGACATAAATGTCAATAATATTACTTGTACCTGGATCTATTCTTGAATCGTAATCTGCACTATGTTTGTATTGAAATTTTAAATTAGATCTACCAATATAAACTTTGTAATTTAAACTAGGAAGTAATTGTCCTATTGTTAAATCTGATTGATAAACAGTATCTGTATCAATAACATAGAAATAAGATCCGTTTGCATAATTTGATAATGAACCAATTGCTGCTTGATTTGCAACAATTATTACAGGTCCAGTTACAGGATCGTTAGCAACATATTTGTAATCCTCTTGTCCTTCAGATATTTTATAAAGTTGTTCAACAATATAAGTCGAACTACTAGGATTAACAATATCTAAAAATAATTGTGGATTATCAGCAATACCAGTCCCGTTTGAATCTAAGAATGTAATTACTAATTTTTTAGGATCGATATAGCCATCTTGACCAAAATATTCTGATGATATTTGCCAAACTAAATCTTGTGTAAACGGAGTGGACGCAGGATAAGGTTGTTGATTTATGCTTAAAACACTAATTGTATCAACAATAGTCTGCGATGATACTGAATCATATATATTTGAACTACTATCAAAATAAAATGTTACTTCTTGATCACTTTCAAATACATATCGCAATTTGCGTGAAGTAATTGTATATGTTTCTGTATTAGTGGTAAACAAAATTAACCAACTAGAATCTAATTGTAAATTTGCCTGGCTTCCTTGATTTGCTAAATTAAAAACATTAGTTGTATTTAAATTAGTTGTAAAAATAATTTGCCAACTTTGTGTAGCAATATCGTATCTTAATCCAAAATTATCATTAGCAAACACCAAATCAATCATTGTAGTTATAACAGATGGTGTTAGTGTTGTTACAAATTTAGGAATAATCTGCGTAGCTGTGGGTGCATGTACTATACCATTTATTGTTACATCAGGTATAACTTTATCTAATACAATAGCACCGCTAGTAACATTATTAATTGTAACTGTTCCTAGACCGTTTCCAGTTCCATCATTCACTACACTTACCACAGATGCCCATAAGTAAGTTGTCCCACCATATGGTATTCCAGAAGTAGGAATAGCAGCCAATGTTGTTGGTGTTGCATTAGGATTAAAATAATATCCTGTTGGGGCTGTAAATTTAATTAATGCGCCAGGAGTAACATATTGTAAATCTGTAGAAGTATAAGAACCGACCTTGTAAGGTGTTCTATCTAAAATACTACCGATGTATCCACTAACAGAATTACTATCTGTTGTTACAGTATACCATGCAACATTAAGACTGACACTTAAATAATCTAAAAAGTTTGAATAATAAAAATTCTTTAAATCCGCACTATTCAAAATATCATACAATGTATTATAGATGACACCTTCGATATCAGTTTGGGTCACATATGTAAAATTAACAGATGATGTATAAATGTCTTGATAAACTAATCCGTCATTTGCATATAAAGTTGTAGAACTATATTTTCCAGTAGGATCAATAAGATCAAAATATCGGCTTATACCACTACTGGTTCTATTAATAGATTTTACTTTGGCAATTTGTAAATTAGCACTTAATGGGCTGATGTTATAATCTTCTCCGGTAACCATACGATTTTGTGTATAGTATGTTTGTGGAGCATTTGTTTTAACACTAGCATTAGATTCTGATGTCGATGCATTGGTTACACTTGTTGCAAGATTAAGACCAATACTTAACGTTTCTTGTTTACCAGATGCACTAATATACGGAATATTAACAACTACGTTGATAATATCTGCAGGATTGATTGTATAACTCAATCCATTACTTACTCTATAATAAACTCTAAAATCGCCTATTGGCAAATTACCAAAAGTGCCGTCGCTGAATGATAATGTAATAGCATCACTAGCTCGGGTAATAACACTATAAATGTCTTTAATATTAGAATTTAAACTATTATAGATAATATTATTGCCGGTAGTAGAAGGTACTTGTGACCATAATGTACTTTCTAACCCTGTACTTTGATTTAATCCATACAACCAAACATCAGTATTGTTAATATTTTGTGTATTAATATCTATTGTTTGATTTGTTGTAGGTTGAGAAACAGTGAATGTACCTTGATTTAGTGTACCTTGGGTAAAATTAAAAAAGAAACCAGTACCTGGACTACTAGCACCATATCCATCATCACTATAAATGCAGGCTATTTGATTTGCAATTTTTGGTGCCTCTTCGTAAACATAGCTTTTTCCTTTGAAAGTAGTGCTTGTAATTTCAAAGTTCATACTACGACCTGCAATAGTTTTACTAAAAAAGTAAATTGGCACATCGTTATTATTGGCATTAAATCTATACTGAGCTGTAGGAATATTATAGATAGTAGCTTGATCGACAGGATTTCCAAATTGCTGTGTTTGGGGCAGTGCAGCGTTAACCACTTTAATAAATTGATCATACCAGTTAACATTACTAGGATCGTTCCAAGTTATAAACTGGCTCGCTAAATTTCTGCCGTTACTGTCTAAAACAGATTCAGTAGTTTGTACAGTATTAAATTTTAATAACCCTCTAGCAGAAACTGTTCTGCTAGCATTATAACTGACCATACGTGCCAGGCGTAGAACACTATCACGACGTTCTGCTAGCTCTAAAAAGTTTTCACGAGCGTTTAAATCAACACGGAAAGCTATGCTTTGACCAATATATGCAATAAGGTCGATAAGGGCCAAGTACTCGCTTGACTCAATATAATCGTTGAAATCTTCAGGAAAATTTGTACGGATATAATCAATCATTGTACGACGCAAGTTATCAAAATCGTAACTTTGAAAGTTTGCGTTCTTAAATGACTGATAAATTTTATGCCAATCTTCAGCGATTAGCAAATTATTTTGTCGATCCGTTGAGCTCATGATATGTCCTAATAAGTATATTTATTAGATTAAATTAAGTGGGTAGTTTATTATGTACTAGTATGTTAATAAACCGTTGGCTTGATCGAATTGTAATTTCATGCTTTCCTGAATGTTATAAAGCAGATATTTTAAATCACACTTAATTTCTAATCCAGTATCATATGGCGTAATAACGATATTGCCAGCTTGAATACGCGGGTCACTGTTAAAAATCTGATTTACATTTTGCAAAATTAAATTTTGTATTTCAGGTGTTAACGGTTCAAACAATAGATCCCATATGATTGTGCCAAATGCCGGTTGCATCAATCTTTCACCTTGACGTATGTAAAAATGATTCAATAAATCTTGCTTGATTAATTCAAAATCATACAAAGCAAAATTTTTAGTTTTGTGGTTAACTGTACTAAATCCTTTGTAACGCTGAACTCTAGACTGCGCATTATTATGTTTCTGTGGTATTACTGTTTTAGTATATAAATTAGCCATAATTAATTATTTCCTTTTAAAAACGTGTCCTGAGACAGACTATAAGTTTTCCAAGCATTTGGAGGATCTATTGCACTACCAGTTTCTCTATCTGTTTTACTGTGAGTAAAACTCGATGGATCTAAATTTTCATGGCCAGGGTAAGGCTCTGTGGTAGGAACTCTCAACATTATACTGTTAATAGTACTACCATCATCTGCAGGATTATCAAATGTAGTTAAAGGAGTTGGTGGAGTTGCCGGGGAAGCTGACCCTGCATCTCCAGCTATTCCTGAATTAAAATGGATATTTCCACCGTCGATTGCTGTGTTAGAAGCTTTAATTGTAAAGTCGCCTGAACTAGAAACTACACTAGCACCGCCAATATTTAAATTTAGCGCATCGCCTGTTGTAATATTTACAGCCGCGCCTGTTGTTAAATCAAGTGTAGCTCCGTATGATTCTGTAACTGCACCTGCAATGGTTTCGTCTTGTGTTCCGTCAACTTGTATAGCAACTTTACCGTTAACAATAGTAATTTTATCTTTTCCAACTTCTGTTTGATGGCGCTCTGCTACTTTAAGATTAAAATTTCTACCAGCTTCCATATTAATGTCACGGTCAGCATATAAATTTAAATCATTGCCGGTATGAATACTAATACTATCTTCTGCATAAATGTCTATTTTGCCATTACTAGTTAGTTCTATCCATGCTGTGCCACGGCTATTAGTAATGTAAATCAAATCTTCAGTGTTGTGTAATAAAATTTGATGGCCAGTACGTGTGCGAAGTCTAATTAATTCATTAGCCGGTAAATTTACATTACCGTCAGTGTCACCGGCATCTATACTAGCATACTCAGGCGGTGCTGTATGAGCAGATTTTTTTCGTAGCCAGTTGGCATCGCCGTCATCCATGACAAAAGAACTACCGCCTAATCTGCTGACAAATGTGTCAGCAAGCCATTCTGCTTTACCTATTTTAGACTTTTTGGCTCCTGGATTTTTATCAATTGGGCCTGGAGTACTTATTCCAAATACATTACTAGGACTTTCTCTCCTAGCACTACTAGTTGTAATTCCTCGAATGTCGTCTAATAATAAACCTTGATGTTTTAGATAATTTACAGAAGGATGCGTAGGTTTTTTTAATTTTTCTGGATCTTTTGAAGTATTATTTGCTTCTATAGATTTATTATATTCTGCTGCTGGTGCACGGCCGGTATTCCCTGCCATATCGTCAGTCGAAGGATTTTCTAATGACTGCGTAGCTGCAAGACCTGGAACCATAAAATTCATATTATCGTCTTGAACACAACCTATCCAATAACCGCGTTTGGGATCGCCGTCGATAAAAATTACAACAACTGTAACGCCAAGATCCGGAGGCACCATCCACATACCATATGACTTTTGTGTATCCCCGTAATCATTATTTTTACCGTTGTAATTTACATTAGTAACTCCATAAAACGGGCTCATGTATTTTACTTGGTGTAGTTGACTTTCACTCGATCCACCACCCGATGGTCTTAAAATTTCAACTTCTAAAATACCCATATAAGACGGATCGAGATTACTAACTACCTTAGCCAGGAACGGACCTGGCTTAGGTTCTTTAGGTGTATTTGTATAGTCTTCTCTTTGATTATCTAAATTTGACATTTATTATCCGTTGCTATTGGGTTCTGTTACTGGATCAGGGTCTTTCTTTTCATTTGAAACATTTAGTACGTCTGAAGAAGCTCCAGCGCCTGTATTTTCTTGGCCATTTATGCGTGGGCCGGATAGTTTTTGTGTAAAAGATCCGCCGTCAAAGTTACTAATAACTTTAATTACTTGATATATACCGCTCCATTGTAATAGAGGAACGCTATTTCCTGCACTCTTTCCAAAATCATATAATCCGGTACTTTGATTTATATCAACAGGGCTTCTAAAATCTACAGACACATGAACTTCGCCGTTTTGATAGTTTACAGTTCCATCATTATTTAAATTTTGATATTGACTAGGAACAGATGTATAATTTCCCATACCGCTGTGTGCAATCCAATAAGGATCCCCGATAATTTTCATGTCAAGCTGTACCATACTTGCAGCGCTAGTGATGGCATCGTGGAATTGTTGAGCAATACGAGTCTTTTCATTACCAATACCACCACCGCCACGATTATCGCTGCCAGTACTAGTTGCAGAATAATTTACTTTAACCGGCTGTATTCCTAATTTCTTTTCTGTCTTCTTTCCGTCTGGCATTGGAGCTGTATTGTTTTTATCTGCTGCACTATCTGCACCGCTAGCAGATTCTTGCACTTGATTATCAATAGTACGTTTGGTAGCAGATGCTCCCATGTATGTTGCAAATCCAGTTTTAACTTCAATATTAAAACTCATAACATCTATGTTTTTGCCTGTATAGATATAGTTGTATTGTTTAACACATTCTTTTTTAAGATTTTCAAGTCCCGGAGCTTTTCCACCAGGAGTTACAGTTTTAGATGTATGTACTCCGTAGGGTACTATTCTATAAACTATTATTTTAGGTTTATCATTTGTTGAACCAGCATTACTATCGTTATCAGTAATGTTATAAACTTGTGTGTCAATACGCCACCATTTACGTTGACCTTTATCATCTATATTAGTTTCATCTAATTGTGTAGTAGCATAATCACTGTTTAGCAACACTGTATCAATGGCCGTAGTAATATCCGTATCTTGACTAAATCTTAAATCACCTACTTTAGGATCTACAGTATTGTTGCTACGTATATTATTACCTTTATCATCATATGTTTTATTATCTTTACCAATAGGAGCATCGCCTTTTCTGGTATCGCTAAATCCCATTTTAGCTTTGCCAATGCCGTTTACATTAGCAGGATCTTGAACTAATGTACCGTTGCCTGGAACTGAACTTTGTGTTAATCCCAACTTTTTTGCTACTGCATCTACACTAGATGCATCAGTTTGTGTAGTTGCTCCAGTGCTGTCTTCAGTATCGCCGCCTGTTTTATTAACACCTGCAGAACTAACATCTGTTGGAAACAATATAACAATCTGATCTGGTTTTTTAACAATTTTATCTGTTTGTAGTTGTTGTAATCTTTTATTTAAAGCGGCTTGTAAACTTTTTTCTCCAGTTTGTAATACTTCTTGTACAGTGATTCCTTTGACACTGGCATCATTTTTTATAGCACTAGTATGCCCGCTTAGTGCTGTACTATTCCAAGGAAACCCTTCACATTTATAAACAGCACCTGCTTCGGTTACTGTCATGGTTACATTTCTAAATCTAAAAGGAATTCTGCGTGAAGCGTTTGGTATATTTGCCATCACACCGTTTTCTTTAGAACCCCTAAATTCAATTGTTAATAAAAAAGGAGCTTGTGTATAATTAGGAGGGTCATCGGGGTTGGTATTCCAAGCAGCTTGTTGTAAAGCCATCATGAATGTACCCATACTGTAAGGTTCTGTAACTTGAAAGTTTAACGTATGTACGTTAGTATTGTTGCCTTTTTCTAATCCGATAGTGCTGTCAATTTCTAATTTGTCTATAAAATAATCAAATTGTCCGTATGGAGTAGTTACACGATTTTTAGGATCAGCATTTGCATCTTTAGCTATAATTTGATAAGGGATAGCACCTGACATATACCCTTTATCCGGATTATTCAGTTGCTCGTCTGTTAAACAAGCAAGTCCCAATACATAATCATAGCTTGCATAATCAAATAGTGGATTTGGCAAAGGTAGTTGAATGTTTGGTATCGGTTTAAATGCTGATCCGAGACTACTAAAAAGTCCGCTAACAGCATTACCAACTGCAGATAATGCACTAGCTGCTCCAGATACAATTGAACTAACACCCGAGCTAATTGAATTAGATAAATCTGTTGTTGCAGAATCAATTGTATCTGAAAGATTATCAAGACTCATGTTATAATCCCAATGTTCTTCTTAAACTACTATTTTTACAAATATAAATTTGTTTTCCTGGTACAAAATCGAGAATTGGATCTTGAATACTATCTAAATTTCGCTGTGTAAAAACCCACCAAAGACTTGCTGTACCATATAAATCATATGATAATAAATCAGGTCGGTAAGCATACTGGGGTTCAATGGTGTACAAATAATCATCCACTTCTGCACTTACTGGTCGTATAGTAAGGACATCTAAATAATTATTTTTTACACTTGTATTGTACCAAGGGCTAGTATTTGAGTAGTTTGCTGTCATATTAGATATATCCAAAACTATTATTAAGATATCCGCCGCCAACAAATCTATCTAAACTAAAGTTTCTAGCACTAGTTCTACTGTAGATCGGTTGTAAACTTACAGTGAAAGAACTTTTTGTTGGAACATGGCTAACTCCGCCGCTTGTGGTGCCATTTAGTCCTAATGAACCTGCGAGCCCTGCAATAGATCCAACAGTGCCTGCTACACTACTTACCGTATTAGTAATATCTCCTATTCCAGGAATGGCAGAGCCAAGACTACCTGCAAGTCCGCCTACACTATCAGCAACACCTTCTATTGCACCCGACATACTACCAACAACGTTAACTCCAATATAGTCACAACTAGCATCTAATGTTGTTGTAAATCCGGTAACCACCACTGGAACATTTTTAAAAACATAATTACCATATCCATTTAAAAACACTATTGGTGGAGGATTGCCTGCTTTCGGATCATTTCCAGCAAACATTTTGGTTAAACTTCGTAAATAATGAACAGCTGCAATCCAGTATAATCCTTGAGTAGCGTCTTCAACATTCATAGGAGCTGTAATAGTTATTGCACCTGGTTCAGTATTTTTAAATGCTTGGAATGTATAATTGGTATGCGTTGTATCAATTTTATTATAAGTGGCAGCACTTGCCAAACTAATAGTAGGAGTGTAAGGAAATATGAGACCACCTGCATCTTTTAATGGTTGTAGTACCGGGCTTCCTTTAAAACTAGTCCAGTTAGCAAGACTTAATCTTACACGCCAATCTGCAGGATTAGCATCGCCTCCGAAACTAGCAACAGCACTTACAATATCGCCAACTGCTTCACCTGCTTCTGGCAAATTGACAGCGCGAATTGCGCTCATTACTCCACCCGGATCTCCATTGTATCCTGTGCTAAGTGCGCTAGACAAGTTCCTAGCAACATTAACTCCGTTACTAGCCGCACTGATTAAATTTTCAGAACTAGTTACAGTTTGCATTAACCCATCGCCGAAAGCCATAATATTTTCCTTTTTGGTATAATATTTAGTTGACTTTTTAATGTGCGTACTTTATAATACGATATAAGAGGACTCTTCAGGATGACAGCAAAAGTAAATTACCTAAACAACAAGGATATGTTGTTAGAAATACATAGATCAAAAACATCATATTGCAGTTTCACCCAACCAGAATATCATCAATACGATTTAATTCTTCCAAGTATTGATAAAATCAATGTTCGAAGCATTGCCGAAGCTAAACGTGTACAGGCTAAACGTTTAGGGCAACAAGATTTTGAACGCAGAAAGAAAGAAGGTGAAAAGGTCAAACTTGCAGATTGTGAAATTGATTATAAAAAAATAGCTAAAACAGATGTTATCTTTAGGATTATGACGTTTGATCATATCCCATTAAACAACACCCGTAAGAAAAACCCTAAAAGTCTAGCCGATCACAGAGATAAGGTTAATTTTCCGCCATTTCAACATTGGAAATTTAACGAAAACGATGAACTAATATGTGTAGGTAAAAGCCACTGGAAGGGCGATCTTGAAAAAGGTCATTTTGATAAGGATGCTGGACAAATTACAAACACACTTGCCCGCATGATGATCAAACTGTGTGAACGATATGCTACTCGAGGTAATGTTCGGGGGTATACCTATAACGATGAAATGAAAGGTATGGCTATTTTGCAACTAACACAGATTGGATTACAATTTGATGAAAGCAAATCAGATAACCCGTTTGCTTATTTTACCGCAGCCGTAACTAACAGTTTTGTTCGTGTAATTAATACAGAAAAACGTAATCAGAATATACGAGATGACATCTTAGAAATTAATGGTATGAACCCTAGCTACAGCAGAACCGGTGCTGGGGAACATGCAGCCGCTATAAAAAGATATAATGAGGATACAAGTGAGTAATTTATTTAAAAAAGTAGCTTGTTTTACAGACATTCACTTTGGTCTTAAAAGTAATAGTTCAACACACAATCAAGATTGTGAAGATTTTGTAGATTGGTACATTGCTAAAGCAAAAGAAGAAGGATGTGATACAGGAATTTTCATGGGTGACTGGCATCATAATCGCAATAGTCTTAACATTACCACTATGGACTATTCGCTTCGAGCACTGGAAAAGTTAGGTCAAGCATTTGATCAGTTTTACTTTTTCCCTGGCAATCATGATTTGTACTATAAAGACAAACGCGATATTCATTCAGTAGAGTTTGGTAAGTACATTCCCGGTATTACTGTTGTGCATGAACCTACTACAATTGGAAATGTTACACTTTGCCCGTGGTTAGTTGGAGAAGAATGGAAATCAATTAGTAAAAAAGGCGGCAAATATATATTTGGTCACTTTGAACTTCCTAGTTTTTTTATGAATGCAATGGTACAAATGCCAGATCACGGTGAAATTCAACTAGATGCATTTAAAACATACGAGCTAGGATTCAGCGGGCACTTCCATAAACGCCAACAGCAAAAGAATATGATTTATATTGGCAATGCATTTCCACACAATTATGCAGACACATGGGACGATGATCGCGGAATGATGATTTTAGAATGGGGAGGTCAGCCAGAATATTACAGTTGGCCGGCGCAACCCACATTTAGAACAGTAACTCTTAGTAGGTTAATTGACGGAGCAGATTCAATAATCTTGCCCAAGAGTCATCTACGTGTTACACTAGATATAGATATCAGCTATGAAGAAGCCAGTTTTATTAAAGAAAAATTTATGGCAGATTATGATATTCGCGAACTAACTTTAATTGCAGAAAAGAAAGATATCGAAATTAACACTAATATCGATATTCAAGCCTTTGAAAGCGTAGATCAAATTGTATCAAGTCAAATTATTAATATCGAAAGCGACACATACGATAAGAATATCCTATTAGAAATTTACAACAATCTATGAAAATAAAAGAACTAACAGTTAAAAACTTCATGAGTGTGGGAAATCAGACTCAAGCAGTAAACTTTGCACAAGAAAACTTGACCTTAGTACTAGGTGAAAATTTAGATCAAGGCGGAGACGATGCTGGAAGTCGTAATGGTACAGGTAAAACTACTATTGTTAATGCACTAAGCTATGCATTATTTGGTAATGCCTTGACCAATATTAAAAAAGATAATCTTATTAACAAAATTAACAACAAAAATATGTTAGTTACACTAGCTTTTGAAAAAGATGGTGTTGATTATAGGATAGAACGCGGACGTAAACCTAATATATTACAATTCTTTGTCAACGATCAAGCTCAAGATATAGAAGAAACAGATGACGCACAAGGTGATCAGCGCGAAACACAAAAAGATTTAGACGATCTGCTAGGTATGAGTCACGATATGTTCAAGCATATTGTAGCATTAAACACTTATACTGAACCATTTTTAAGTATGCGGGCTAATGATCAGCGAGTTATCATTGAACAATTATTAGGTGTTACACTATTAAGTGAAAAAGCAGAAAGTCTTAAAGAGTTAATTAAACAAACTAAAGATAAAATTACACAAGAAAGTGCAGATATAGAAGCTGCAAAGCGGTCTAACGAGAGTATACAAAAAAGTATTGACAATTTACTAACAAAACAAAGTGCGTGGAATACTCAACATGCAAATGATCTTGAAAAAATTGGGCGTAGCATTGTAGAACTTGAAAGTGTAGACATTGAATCAGAACTTGCAAAGCATGCAGAGCTTAAAGCATATGATGACAAATCAGCAAAGCTGAAGAGCCTAAATAAGGAGCGGGCTACATTAGATAGCGCGATAGCGCAAGCGGAGCGAAGCGTAAAAAAGTACGCAAGCGAGCTTGCTACGTTGCAGGATAAAAAATGCCACGCTTGTGAACAGGATCTTCATGATCATAAACATGAAGAAATGATGACAGAAGCACTTACGCATCACACAGATGCTGTTACTTACTATGATAAAGTATCAGGGGATCGTAATAAGATACAAAAAGAACTAGATGATATCGGTGAATTAAGTAAACGGCCAGATACCTACTATGATACTGTTGAACAAGCACTCAAACATCAAAACAATCTAAAGACATTGGAAAATCAGTTAGTACAAAAATCGCACGATATAGATCCTTATCAAGAACAAATAGACGAATTGACTGATACCGCACTTGTAGAAATATCGTGGGACAATGTAAATGCTTTGAATAGTCTTAAAGATCATCAAGAGTTTTTATTAAAATTGCTTACAAGTAAGGACAGTTTTATTCGTAAAAAGATTATTGATCAAAATTTAGCCTACTTAAACAACAGATTAACCTACTATCTTGACAAGATGGGCTTGCCACATAGTGTATTATTTCAAAATGATCTGTCAGTTATCATCACTCAGTTGGGTCAAGACTTAGATTTTGACAATTTATCACGTGGCGAACGCAACAGACTTATCATTAGTTTAAGTTTTGCCTTCAGAGATGTATGGGAAAGTTTGTATCAACAGATCAATTTGTTGTTTGTAGACGAACTAATCGACAATGGACTAGATGCATCGGGTGTAGAAGGTGCGTTAGGCATACTTAAAAAGATGTCACGTGAGCGAAAAAAGAATATTTTCTTAATTAGCCACAAGGATGAACTAATTGGCAGGGTAAACAACGTACTACGTGTGGTTAAAGAAAATGGTTACACTAGTTATGCAACCGATTTAGAAGTAAATGAGTAAACACGTTGACCCTGTTAACTATCAAAATGAAGAGAGCCATGAACAACTCATGGCTGCTTTTCGCGAATATTTCAAGGCAAATCAAGATTGGCAATCAAAAGGCACACGTGTAGCAGGAGAACGTATGCGCTACTGGCTAGCGCAGATTAGAATAATAGCAAAAGATCGAAGAACTCACGTACAACAGTACAGAGTCTATTTGGATCAAGCTAAACTAGCTCGCAAAACAAATCAAAAGGCAGGTGGTAGTAGGGACAAATAATATACATAGTTAATGTCCTGGTACTACAACAATGAATTAATAACAGAATTGCCCGAAGAGTGTGTTGGGTTTGTATATCTTATAACAAATACACTCACGGGACGTATGTACATAGGCAAAAAACTAGCAAAATTTTCTAAAACTACTTATAAAACAGTAAAATTAAAAAACGGCACTAAGAAAAAAAAGAAAATCCGCAGTAAAATTGATAGTGATTGGCAGGACTACTATGGTAGTTCTGATGAATTGCTCAAGGATATTGCGCAGTTAGGTCAAGAAAACTTTCGTCGAGATATACTTTATTATTGTAAATCTAAGGCAGAAACGTCATACATAGAGGCACGAGAACAATTTACACGCAGGGTATTAGAATCTGACGATTATTACAACGGTCAGATATCAGTTCGTGTCCACGGCTCCCATATCAAAGGCAAACAAATCAACGGTTAGTAGCTAGCGCAGGCCAATTTCATGCGCCCAAGACAACTCGATAATAAGAGGGACGGAATTCTCCAGCCGTAGGAGTACTCAACCACTATCCTTAACAGGACGAGGATCGCAAATAAGCCGCGGTTTGGTTGTTTTAAGAATTAAAGGCAAAAGGAGAAGCTGTAGCTTCACGTACACAAGTATGTTAGCGTATATTTGTGTGCCGCCGTCATATAAAGACTCTGCTCGTGGTACCGGATGACCGCCACTGTAATGCAGTAACGCTAGGTGATATTGTTCGACTCGGATAATGTTGTTTACTTTGCCCTGCCTGGGCAAAGTGTGACTGAACGATCTGGATAATATTTAAAACGCTTCGCGTTAAATATATTTTAAAACTAAGATAAGTTCGAGCGAAAGCGAAGAACAGAAGAACGTTAGTTCTTCTTATAGCAATGGCATCTTAGTTTCTTTGGTCATTTCAATGTTATCATTAATAACATTATAGATCATTTCACGATCTTCATAAGAATAAAGAGTTAGTAGCTCATCTACAGTAACACCACCTCTCATGTACCAAGAAATTTTAAATAATTCTTGCTTGAAATTTTTAACTTCGTTGTCGAGCCTAACTAATCTTGTTTCGATTTCTTGAGGTGTGAGACTAATTAGGCTTTTACGAAAAAATTTGCTTGGTCTAGTTCAATAGTTAAGTTAGCATCAGTTCCGCAAGTATCGCATTTGACTGGAAACTTGGGCATGGTCCATGCATCATTGTTTTGTGCGTTCTTGGCTTTAATAGCATCGAATACTGAACGGTCAGCATTTTCTAACCATTCTAAGATCCAAGCACGCTCAGTTACTACTTGACTACCGGTGCTGACACTTTCAATAGTGATTTTATAAATTTCATTTTGTACTAAAGCCAAGTCTTTAAACAAAGCTGCCACTAAAACTTGACGTTGTTTTTCATCATCCATGACTTCGGCCTGAGCAACTTGTTGCTGTAAACGAAAATTCTTTAGATTAAACTCGGTACTTTGACGGTAAGTCATAGGCACTAGCTGTATTGTCAAGTCATTTAGCACAATTCTACTGTCATATTGGCAGTTCATATAGTGTTCTATCACACGATTTAATTCTAAATCATAATCATTTTCAGTGTTGCAATTGGTACAAGTATGTGTTACAGCCATGGTATTACCGTAGGTAGCAATACGAATAGCTGCCAAAATGATAGTTAAATCAATAATACTTAATTCCCATGGATCCTTGATGTTAGGACAACAACTGGCTATCAAAGATGCCGTGCTTTCACCGGTTAACAGTGCATCTGGAGTTTTACTAATGATTTCATCCATGCCAGTCATGCCAAATATAGGCATGTGTGTAACATCGCCTTGTATAGTTCCAGGCTTGCTGTAGATACCGCCCGAAGGTAGCTTGATAAAAACTTTTGGTTGTCTAAAATACTTTTGTAACGGGTTGTTTGACATGAGAATGCTCCAGTTGTCTTGTATTTATATACGCACTTTTTGGTGTATTTTTTTATTGATTGCAATTTCTGGTAAATATAATCATGAAAGTTTATGAAATAATTGCAAAAGAGCCTTTAAACGAATTCAGTTTAAAAGATTTAAATCCTTTTAACTGGGGTAAAGGCAATGAAAAATCTGACACGCTCGGTAAAGCTGGTGGTAGAAGTACTGTTGCTGGCGGTGTTGTAGGTGGAGGAATTGCGGCCACGGGCACAGCAGCTATGATGTGGAATACCATTGGTAAAGCTGCAGACAAAGGTGCCAGAGAAGCTGTTAAAGCCAAATGGGTCAAAGGGCTTGGTACATTTGCCACAGTATTAAAAATACTACAGGCATTTGAAATTTGTGCTGAAACCAAATATAGATTATATGTCCTAGAGCAAAGATATATTGCTGGCGAATTAAACAAACAACAGTTTGCTGACTATGAAAAAGCCTTTTTAGGTCTTGCAGAAATACAATTTTTTACTCCTTGGTTAGTAGATCTATTGGCCAACACCAAGTTAGTTATGATTTTAGCTCGGGTTATTTGGGGTGCTGTTACCCTAGGAGTAGGTTTTTTCACAGGCGGATTTACAGCAATCATGGGTCTAGCTATAGAAACAGCTATATTCACAGCACTTGAAACATTTTTGCGTAGCCAAGCATTTGAAAATTGGATGTTTAATCATTGTTTAAATTATCTGATTATGGCTGGAGAAATTCCTTATCAGTCTTGGAGTTTGCTAAGACAGTTATTAAGTGAAATACCTATTTTAGGCAAATATATAGACAGCGGTGGCCATCCTGGTATGGGTTATGCTGATGCTATGGCAGCTACTAAGAAAGAAAAAAATCCTAAAGCCGCCGAAGATGATGAAAAAGTTACAGATTTCGGTAAAATAAACAGGCCTGAAGATAATCCTAATGCTGTATTCATAGACGGCAATAACATAGTAGGAGCAGATGGCAAATTAGATGATCGAATGATGATGAAACCCGATGTACAAATTTATATTAAACAACATCCAAACGATCCAAATGTTAAAAAGATTGCTAGCATACCAAGAGGTCCTAATAGCATCTATTAAACATAAAGTACATACTTTTTAAATCCTATAAATATAGTATATTTCTAGGATTTTTTTATGGCTGATAAAGATAATACCGTTAACCTTAGTGACGAGTCGTTAGACAGATTAGCCGCACGACTAAAAGGCGCAGGCGGTGGCAACAGTTCTGGTAGTAGCAGTGGTGGCGGTGGCACTGCAGCAATGGATAGCGCATTAGAAAAAACAGCCAAGAATTTTAATCCACTAAGCGAAGCACTAACAGCAGGTAGTGCAGCTGCATCAGCACTTAAAACCGCATATAGTAAAGTAGAAGGAACAATCACTGACGGGCTTGGTACTTGGCGAAAATTAAGCGATAGTGGTGCTAGTTTTAGTAATGACATAGTTGGTATGAGTGCCGCGGCTGCTGGCTCACGATTGACATTAGAAGAATTTGCTGATGTCATGAAAAAGAATGCAGGTAATTTTAGTGGCATGGGCGGTAACGCAGCCAAGGGTGCTGAACAGTTTGCTAAACTAAGTCAAGAAATGCAAAACAATGGCGAAGTATCAGATAATCTTCGTCGGTTAGGTTATACTAGTAAAGACATGAATGACGTTCTTGCATTGCAAATAGGCATGCAACAAACGGTCAACATGGATAACGAAGTACAGCGTAAAAAAGCCATAGCTAGTGCAACAGCTCTTGCTACCGAAATGGACAGCATGGCCAAGTTAACTGGTATAAGTCGTAAAGAACAAGAAGAAAAAATGAAAGCCGCACAGGCTGACATGCAAGCTGAAGCTAAACTTCGTTTGCTGACCATGGGTAAGAGTGAAGAAGAAGCTGCTGCTATTCGTGAAAATTATTATAAAGCACAAAAAGAAGCAGAACTTCGTGGCCAAGGCCAAATGTTTAAAGAAGTGTTTGCTACAGGAACTATACAAAGTGAAGCAGCTGCAACACAAGTTGCAATGAGTGGTAAAGAAGCACAAGCTACTATGGCAGCTGCCAGAGCTAGTCAGCGTGGCGATGCGGCTGCAACTACTAAAGCATTAGAAGAAGCTAGAATACAAAATAGTTTAAATCAACGTGATGCAAATAAATTGCAACTAGCTGCCATAGGTGATTCTACAGCAGCCGGTAAGTCACAAATGGATAGTATGACAGCTAATTTAGCTTACTATAAAGCTGAACAAGCAGTAACTCTTAAAATGGAGCGAGAAGGCAAGTTAGATGGTCTTACTAAAGAACAAAAAGCCAGAGCTGTTCATGACGAAACAATTAAACAAGTTGAATTAGAACAAACAAATAAAAATGCAGACGGTAGTAAAAAAGCAGGAAGCGAAAGTACGGATGCATTATTGAAAGTAGGCCGAGCAGCAGGTGATGTCAATAACGCTTTCATGAATCAAGTTGTAAAACCGTTAAATGAAAAAGTAGGACCTGCACTTAATAAAATTGCCAATGTAGTTGTTCCAGGTTCAGTAACTAGAAATAAATCAGAAGCCGAAGGCGGCGGTAAAGAAACAGTTGGTAGTGGATCAGCTTTAGAAAAAGATACACGCATTGGATTTGAATCAGGAGCAAAGAGTGGATCTCCTAAATCTAAAGATGAAGCAATCAAAACTAAAGACAACGATACCGGATATGCATTAGGTGGTATTGCTAAAGGCGGTGGCGAACTTGCTGGTGCTGGCGCTGGTGTAATATCTGATATGGCAGACGGAATAGTTAACAAAATACAGAAACATGCAGAAGGAACTACAACTAAAGGTGCCGAATTAGCTATTATAGGTGAAGCTGGTAAAGAGCATGTAATTCCTGATGATAAGATGCAAACATTAATGCAAAATGTTAAACTAGATGGATTATCTAAAGCAACAGAAGCATTGAGCAAAGGAAATGAAAGCGGTAGTGCAAATATTGGTGCATTAAGTAATATGGTTAATACTACTGTCAGTTCTGCAACAAGCCCAGGTAAATCGTCGGTAACTGAAGATGATAGCAAACAATATACAGAGCAATGGAAGAAAAACTACGCTGAACAAAGTGTTATAAAGATTGGCGAAGAAAAAAGACAAGCTAAAGAAGATATTGCGTTCGATCAACAGACTATTGCTAATAAATCACAAATAATTAAAGATTTAAAAGACATACAAGCTACAAGAGAATTAACTGACGAAGAGCAAAAAGAACTTACTAAAGCTGAAAAAAGAAAAGCTCGCGCTGAACAACATTTAGCTAGCGATCAAGCTCGACTCGATGTATTAAATGATATTGATAAAAACGGACTTAACAATCAAGCTAAAATGGCTGAAGAATTCCAAACAGCTCAGGCTAGATATGCGGAAATTCAAGCAGCATCTTCAGAAGAAGAACAAGCCGCCAAAGAACAAGCCGCCAAAGATTTAACAACATTATCATTAGCACTGTATGAAGATTCTGCTAAAGAAGAAATTGCCAAAGTCAAAGATGTAAAAGACATGACTACGGATGAGTTGATCAAACGTGACATGGAAAATGCGCAAAATTCAACAGCTAAAATTAAAGATGTAAAAGACATGACTACGGATGAGTTGATCAAACGTGACATGGAAAATGCGCAAAATTCAACAGCCAAAGTCAAAGATGTCGGTAGTATGGACATGTGGGGCGATATGTTTGCTAATATCAAAGCTCCAGATGTTAAAAGTATTAGCGCAAGTGCAACTAAATTAAAACCCACAGACGAAGAAGTTAAAAAGAAAGAAGCAGAAGAAGCCAAAAAAGCAGAAGAAGCCAAAAAAGCAGAAGAAGCCAAAAAAGCTAAAGATCATCCTGCTGAAAAAGCCACTGGAGAAATTACTCTAAAAGAAGTTCACAAGAGTCTAGAACACTTAAATACAACTATGACACACTTGTTAGCAGCTACTAAAGAAACAGCGTCGCATGCTCAAGCACAAGTTAAGGCAACAAAATCTATAAGTGGTAATAGATTCTAATAAGGATATCAAATGAGTTGGAAAAAATATTTCTCTCCAGTAGCTATTAATGGCCAAGTGAGCACTATTAGCGGACAAAATAGCGGAAACCGTCCAGGACCTGCTAGGAGCAATTATTCCAGTTATTTGCCCGATGTGTACTCTGGAAGTCCAAATCGTATTGAACGCTATCAACAATACGAAGTAATGGATAGCGATCCAGAAGTCAATGCAGCTTTAGATATTTTAGCAGAATTTTGTACTCAGAAACTTAAAGACAGTAAGAATCCGTTTGCTATTAAATGGCGACAAAAAGCCACTAACAGCGAAGTTAAAATTTTAAGCGAATATTTGCAACAATGGAATACCTTACAAAAATTTGACACAAGAATATTTCGTATTGTTCGTAATACATTTAAATTTGGCGATGCATTCTTTATCAGAGATCCTGAAAATCAAAAATGGAGTTACATCGACGCTAGTAAAGTTATTAAAGTGATTGTTAATGAAAGCGAAGGTAAAAAACCTGAACAATTTGTAATTAAAGACATTGCTCCTAACTTTATGAATTTGATTGCGACTCAAATTACACCCAACGTAAATCCAAGAAATCATGGCGGCGCTGCAGGCGGAGGCGGCACTGGTCCACAGGCATATACTGGATCAGGTTCGGGCGGTGGAGGCGGAGCTAGCTCAAGTAATCGTTTTGGTTTACAACAAACTGAAAATGCTATTAATGCAGAACATATTGTACATTTAAGTTTGTCTGAAGGATTAGATAATAACTATCCATTTGGCAACAGTTTGTTAGAAAATATTTACAAAGTTTACAAACAAAAAGAATTATTAGAAGACGCTATTCTAATTTATCGTATACAACGTGCTCCAGAACGTCGTGTTTTTCACATTGACGTAGGTAATATGCCTAGTCACTTGGCTATGGCATTTGTAGAACGTGTTAAAAATGAAATACATCAACGCCGTATTCCGTCACAAACAGGTGGCGGACAGAACGTCATAGACTCTGCATACAACCCTCTAAGCATTAATGAAGATTATTTCTTTCCTAAAACAGCAGACGGCAAAGGTTCCGACGTAACAATGCTAGAAGGCGGTAAGAATATTGGCGAAATTGATGACTTGAAATACTTTACCAACAAATTATTCCGTGGTTTACGTATTCCAAGTAGTTATTTGCCTACTGGACAAGACGACAGTCAAAGTAATTTCAATGACGGTCGAGTAGGTACAGCATATATTCAAGAATTACGTTTTAACAAATACTGTGAACGTTTACAAAGTCTAATGACTAGTGTATTTGATGAAGAATTCAAGATGTTTTTACATGGAAAAGGACTTAACATTGATTCAAGTTTGTTTGAATTAAATTTTAATCCTCCAATGAATTTTGCTAGTAGTCGTCAAGCTGCCATCGATGCAGAACGTATTAATACATTTAATACAATACAAGCTGTTCCATTTATGAGTAAACGTTTTGCTCTTAAACGATTCTTAAGTTTAACAGATGAAGAAGTAGCAGAAAACGAACGCTTGTGGGCAGAAGAAAACGGCAAAGGACAACCTACAACTACTGATGCCGCTGGTGAATTGCGTAGTGCAGGTATTAGTGCAAGCGGTATAGGTGGCGATATGGATGCTGCTGGAGATTTATCTGCACCAGATGATATGCAAGCAGAAACAGGTGAAGAAGGTGCAGCACCAGGTGCCGCTCCTGCTCCTGGTCCCGGTGGTGCCGCTCCTGCACCAGGAGCATAAATATAATATGATTTTAAGAGAATTGTTTTATATTGATCCAGATACAAGGCATGTAGCAAATGATTTGCGATACGAGCCAACCCGTGACTCGAGCGTTTTACATCGAGACGATACACGTAAGACTAGATTAACATTAAGACAAATTAACGAACTACGTAAAAGTACAGAAGCACATATACTAGAACAAGAAAGCGAATTAGAATTTATTCATTCGATGTACGCTGCTCCACCGGCAGCACCTGCACAATAACAAAAAAAGGCTAAAAAAGGTCGTTTTTTGCCTATATCCATACTCTTTTTTAATAAAAGTGTAAATAATAGACAGCCTTGAACCATATCACAGGAGATTAAACATGACTGACCGCGCTCAATTTGAAGCAATGCTAGAAGCTTTGATCAATGAAGATCAAGAAACAGCAAAAGAAATTTTCCATAATATCGTAGTAGGCAAAAGCCGTGAAATCTACGAAGAATTATTAGAATCTGATTTCAATCAAGACTCTGGAAATCCTTACAAGAAACATGAAGAGGAAGAAGAGGAAGAAGAATCAGTAGGTGATGAAGAAGGCGAAGAAGAGCCAGAAGATGATGCAGAAGATGATGCAGAAGACGACGGTGAAGAAGATGGTGAAGAGCCAGCATTCGGTGACGAAGAAGGCGAAGAAGACGGCGAGGGTGAAGGCGATATTGAAGATCGCGTTATGGACCTAGAAGACGCATTAGAAGACCTAAAAGCAGAATTTGAACAATTGCTACAAGGCGAAGAACACGAAGAAGAAATGGACCCAGGACATCACGGTGACGTGCATGCAGCTGACATAGAAGCTGATTTAATGGGTGCTGGCGAGCATGAGGAAGAGGAAGAAGAAGGTGTAATGCACCATGTTCACCACCACATGAACGAGTATGTTAACAAAGTACCACTACCAAAACACGGTGATAACGGCGTTAATACAAAGTCAACTATTGACAATATGAAAAATGATATGGGCGGTTCTGCAAAGAACATTGCACAAAGTTTTAGTACAACAAGCGGTGGTACACAAGGCGGGTTAGCTAGTCCTAAAGTAACACCAAATCCAGATGCTGCTGGTAACTTAAATGTTCCAGGTGGCAATGCTGGCAAAAAAGGTTTTACTAAGAAAGAACCTGGACATGGTCCAGAAAAGAAAGGTGCTGGTGAGAAATCAGTTAGCGCTAAATCTTTGATTAGTACCAAAGTTCGTTAATAACTAATTGAAAAATATGTTATACCTCCGAGAGAATCTCAGTTTCAACGAAGCAAAAATGATCGTTGAATCTGATGACAAAGAAGGAAAAAACTTATACATGTCTGGGATTTGTATCCAAGGCGGTATACGTAACGCTAACCAGCGTGTTTATCCTGTTAATGAAATTGGCAAGGCTGTTAAGACCCTTAACGATCAGATTCAAAACGGTTATTCAGTTCTCGGAGAAGTGGATCATCCAGATGATCTAAAAATTAACCTGGACCGTGTCAGCCATATGATAGTTAATATGTGGATGGACGGTCCAAACGGTTACGGGAAGTTGAAAATACTTCCAACACCAATGGGACAACTAATTCGTACAATGCTAGAAAGCGGAGTAAAGTTAGGTGTTTCAAGTCGCGGATCCGGAAACGTCAGAGATGACGGATCCGGTGAAGTATCAGATTTTGAGATTATCACAGTAGATATGGTAGCTCAACCTAGTGCTCCTGGAGCATATCCTACACCAATTTATGAACATCTTATGAATAATAAGGGCGGATTAAATGCCTTACGTATAGCGCAAGAGGTGAAAGGCGATCCTAAAGCACAGAAATATCTCAAAGAGAGTTTATTAGCAATAATAAACAAACTCCAATAATAAGGAGAATCACATGTTGGATGCACTAAAAAGTTTATTTGAAAATAATGTGATTTCTGAAGAGATCAAAGAGTCAATTGAGTCAGCATTTGCAGCTAAGATTAACGAAGCTAAAGAAGTTGCTGCTCAACAACTACGCGAAGAATTCGCACAAAAATACGAACACGATAAGAACACAATGGTTGAAGCTGTAGATCGCATGATCTCAGAACAACTAGCTGCTGAGATTGTCGAATTTGCAGATGATCGTAAACAATTAGCTGAAATGAAAGTTAAGCTAGTACAAGAACGTAAGAAGATGGCTGGAGTAATGAAGGAATTTGTTACTCGTCAACTAGCTTCAGAAGTTCGTGAATTACACGAAGATCAAGTAGCAATGGCAAGTAAATTTGGCAAATTAGAACAATTTGTAGTTGAGGCTCTAGCTCAAGAAATCACAGAATTTACACAAGATAAAAAGGATCTAGCTGAAACTAAGGTACGCTTAGTTCGCGAAGGTCGTGAAGAAATCAAGAAGGTAAAACAACAGTTTGTACAACGTGCAGCTCAGATGGTCGAATCAGTAGTGACTCAGAATTTAAATTCTGAAATTCACGCATTGAAAGAAGATATCGAAGCAGCTCGCCGTGCAGATTTTGGTCGCAAATTATTCGAAGCTTTTGCTACAGAATACCAAGCGTCTTACCTAAATGAAAAATCGGAAACAGCAAAATTACTCAAAGTCATAGACTTGAAAGATCAAGCAATGCAAGAAGCAGCTCAGGCTGTTATCAAAGC